GATTATAATCCTCGGAATAAACCCCGTTTATTATATTCATTATACATCATTCCTGCCTTTTGTTAAAGGGGCATTTGTGGGAAATGTAAAGTTTCCCATACGATAAAAAAGGGCTGACGCCCGACAAATATTGCCGAAGCGCCAGCCCTGTCTCTGCACAAAGTCAGATCTTATTTGTAATTTACAATTTTGCATTAGTATTCTATAAATCCCTTTATTTAAAAGGTTTTTTGTTCGTTTTTAGCAAGTCTTTTTAAAAGGTGATAGTTGAAAGTGATAGTTGAAACGTGTCCAAACACAACGACACACTATATGAAAACTTCTTTTCCTCTCATTTTATCTAAAAAATCAAGCTGCGAATTCAGAGAGACATAATATTCTTTGCCGATTTTATTTCCATATCCCATCTGGAACATCATTTTTAAAATTCTCAAAGCCTTATCACTTTCGCAATGGAACTGCTCCATAATATCACTTTTTGTAAGGACTTGTTGTTTTTTTATTTGTTTTTCGTAAAATTGAATTTCTTCATCTTTCTCAATACATTGCAAAATCAGATCTGTTCTTTCCATATTAGTGTATTTTTCGGTCAATAAAACTCCTCCTAATATTATCGATAGAAAGTGTGACCAACTTCGTCTGTAAATAAGCGCTCTCGATTTCTTTCCGCCCAAGACTTAATTCCGTCCACGTTGAACCACATCGCACCATCTGTCGTGTCGCCTAATATATATGCGTACTCCATAGCGTGAATGGTTTCTTCTGTGGCGCTCTTAGCCTGTCTTGCAAACTGCTTGTCCTGAGTGACGATTTCTGAAAGATCACTAGGGAAATTGCATGTACTGTCCTGATAGCGATTGAATATCACGTTTGCTACATGAACCTTGCTCATAAACGGTGCACCTTTTGTTTCCGACTCGATAACTCTTGCAACCGTCTGAATATCCTCTTCCGAAAATACGTCGTAAATGCTTTCCGACACATCCAGATCGTATAAATCATGGTATTTTTCTGTGATCTGCTTATGCTGGACAATATACTCTTCCGGATCAGTATTTTTTAGCCATGCAATAACTCCGAGTTCTGCATTCATTGCATCATAATAAGTATCGATCATCGCGTTGAAGTATTCATACTCATCAACCGCTTCATATGTTACATTTGTAGTTCCTTCTGTTTCTGCCGCCTTAATATCCTGCCCGCAGGCAGGACAAAGGATTGCGATTGAAAGCATCGCTGCTAAAACTTTTTTGTTCATTGGAATGTTCCTCCTAAAATTCTTTTACTCATTTACCTGTGCTACCAATTCCGCCGGTACGAACTCCGTCTGCTGTATCGTCTACAGTGATACCGAACGGAACGAAAATTCCCTGCGCGATCTTATCGCCAGCTGAAATTTCTAATACTTTATTCTCCTTCGAGTCATTTGTAATTTTGATCTTGATATGACCTTCGTTATCTGCAAAAGAATAATCGCAGTCCACGACTCCTAATGTATTATCGAGTTGTGCACGATACTTAAATCCAAGACTACTTCTCGGCGCAATTAGCAGAACCCATCCTTCTTCCATTTCGCATCTAATACCGGTATTGATTAGTACACTGTCACCGGGATTAAGAACGGCGTTGATTGTGGATCTAAAATCATATCCAGCAGATCCTGCTGTGCTTCTAATAGGAAGCAAAATGCTGTCGTATCTTTCTTTTGTTCTGACTTTATCAAAATCCGGAAAGTCCTTTTCGAACTGCTCGTAACTAATTTTTGTAAATTTAGCAATCTTCTGCATATGTATCTACCAAAATTCCTTTCTTTACTAATTCTCGCATATAGCGGTTGTATTGTTTGATTACGGTGTCTCTTACTTCATTTCTTCCGTATTTCCTGTCGTAATATGGAACATAAATCTGACCTTTATCATCTTCGATATTTTCACAGATAAACGATCCTTGTTCATCGTTTTCGATCTTTATCACCAGAAACACATATTTTTTATATAGAGGCTTTCGGAACGCCCCACAGTGGAAACCGTTATCTCTCAGCTTTTTCTGTGTAGCTTCTTTATTCAGTTCGTATCTTTTATTCATACAGAGGACCTCAATTTCTATATTTTTCCTGTTCTTTTTTTGCGTTATGGACTGCTACGGCAAACGCCACAAGTGACACAGCGTATCCAACGCCTAACACTCCGATAATTAATCCGACCATAAAACCACCTCACCTTTTTCAATGCTTTTTTTTACATCAATCACTCTCTGGTTGCTTGATCCTCTCCATTTCAGAGTGATATCTCGCAGCTCATCTATATATTCTCCATCTACTACAACGTCGCATTGTGAAACTATTTCTTTGCGTAAAATATCATCTGAATTTGTTGGATTCATGATTTGTTCCCATGTGAATCCTGTGTAAAGCCATATTGTTTTTGTTGGAAATAATTTACGAATTGTTGAGATGAGACAAAAAACGTCATTTAGATTTCCAGAGTAAAGAGGGTCGCCGCCTGAAAGTGTTATACCAGAAATGTAATCTTTTGATAGTTCATCGAAAATTTCTTTTATTGATTCGTCGTCGAATAGAATTCCTCCGTTTGGATTCCAAGTTTGAGGATTTTGACATGAATAACAGTTATGGGAACAGCCTGAGAGCCAAAGTACGACTCTCAAGCCAGATCCGTTATTCATATCGTCATGAGTAATATTATGATAGTTGATATGAATTCACTTCCTTCCGTTTACATCGAAACTCGATCTGCAATTTCTGCGTTTTTAGCTTCGTTATATCGTGTTTCACCGTGAACTCTAGTAAATCCTAAATAACCGTTCATTCTGTCTATCTTGGTAATCATTTTACTTCCGCACTTCGGACAAGAATCCATTTCAACCTGTTGATAACCGCAATCTTCGCAATAACACATTGCCAAATTGACACCCTCGTAAAAACCTTTCTCCATGGCTCTAAGAATTAGAGTCTTGATAGCTTCTTTGTTATATCCGAGATTGTATCTACAGTATTGAATTTTTCCGCCGTTAAACAGATTCCAGAATCTACCTTCCTTGTCCTGTTTCTCAATTGGAGACATTTGCTCAGACACATGACAATGGAAGGAATTGCTTACATATGGCTTGTCCGATACATTTTCAATGATTCCGTAAATTTTTCTGAATTGTTCGACCTGAAGTCCGCACAGCGACTCCGCAGGAGTGCCATAGATTGCGTATAATATATGATCTTCTTCTTTGATTCGGTTCGTGTAATCATTGATATACTTCATTACGTCCAACGCGAATTGTCCGTCTTCACGAATTGATTTCCCGTTATAGAGCCTTTGCAATTCGTTCAAAGCAGTGACTCCATAACTCATAGTCATCGGAGGTAAGATAGATTTGATTTTTTCTGTTGGATTCAGATTTCCACCAAGTAGTCCTCCTTCGCAAAAGGCGACAGGATTTACGCTCGCCCTTAGTTCTCCGATGTAATCATAAGTTCTTTTATGTAATCCACGAATGAGTTCCAGATAATAATCAAGAACCTCATAGAAATCCTTTGACTCTCTACGGGACTTAGCCAAAATCATTGGAAGATGAAGGGATACTACTCCCAAGTTACATCTTCCTTCAAATACCGGCTTATCATTTTCATCCGCCGGATGCATTCCACCTTTTTCGTACCAAGGCGAAAGAAACGCTCTACACATGCTAATCGTATGTCTCCATACGCACTGACTAACTTTTCCCTGATAAGATGTCCTAATTCTCGTCGTAGGGCGGTATCTTTGGAAATGGTGCTTATCTCCATTTCTACTCGGCTACACTCATCACCGATAGTCGATTAACCTTATCTAAGGCACAGCTTCATCTATAATACAAACGAATCTCTTCTCTTATAGACCTATCTGTTAGCAGTCTTCTACAACCACACCTGTTAAGCAACAGTTAAATACCGTTTTACATGGGCTGATTTGCACTTACCCATAGGACTAACAACTCTACCGTATTTTTTGTACATCTCCGCAACATATCCGTCTCCCGTCAGCGACAGCCAATCGGGATACATCGTCTTGCTGCTACAATCTAATCCGGCATTAAATACGTCTGCGCTCTGATATTTTTCTGATCCGTCTCCGTGCAGATTTTTATTATAGAGAAATACAATTTTAGGAAACAGAACGGGTCGTTTAAAACCTTTTTTTCCTTGCCCGCCGGAATGCACATTCAGAAGAGAAATTGCTGCCATTTTCCCAAATCTCGAAGTGGCAAGTCCCAGTGTCATCGTGACAAAAGGATAATCCCCTCGCGAACTCCCGACCGAATTTAATTTCATTTCAATTCCCTGCCATCCTTGATCGAAATCGCGAGAAACTTTTTTAATCGCATATTCATCTGCTGATTTATCAATATCATAAATTTCCATGCCAAGCATTTTTGTTCTTACACTATCAGTAATTTCTCTGTATTCGGAAATATATTTCTTATACGATTTTTCTGCATATGGTTCTAAAATTTTGTCTACTTCTGGAACCGTAAAACCACCGTATTGTTGAGCGGCAGTAGACAAGATGATATCTCCCATTACATCGAACGCTGTATCAAGAGTATTTGGTTCATTATACCAAATATTGCCCATCTCAAATCCTCCAGACATAACATTTCCAACCCTGAAAAGATCGCAATTGAAAGTGTCAAGTCTTGCACTTCTATCATGAATATAAATATATCCGTCTTTCATGGCTTGTTTTTCAGCGTGCGTAAGGAAAAACTTCTTGTATAGCTCACTGCTAAGTTCGTTATAAATAAGACTCCTTTTTGTCGCTACTAGAGCAGAATCCGTGTTGGCATTGCTTTTATCTCCAATGTATCTAATCGCTTGGCTTTTTTCGTAAACGTTGTCCATCATATGAACAAAGTCTTTTTTGTAGTTTCTGTATTCCTTATACATTTTTGCAACGAGAGGAAAATCTTCTTCCAGAACAGACTCAACAATATTATGCATATCATAGATTTCAATATCGGTATCATCGTCATAAGTTTCTTCAATTTTTGCAAACACGTCATTTAAAATCTTTGAATAATCTTTTTCGGACAACTCGTACATAGCTCTTCTGGCCGCTTTATTGCACGCATTGATGATTTTTTGTTCGTCATACGCTTCGATAGTACCATCTTTTTTTACAACATTATACATTCACACCACTCCCTTCTAAAACAGTTCTCCAATCCAGCATGTAATAGCTGTAATTTGTTCCCTCGTTGCAAAATCCACCGAAATCACTACTCCAACTCTGATATTTATCCGGTGGCGCAGTATGTCTCAAACAGCTATTTTTCATCTGGCAATTTTCATTTGAACACATGGTAATATCCGGCATTCAGCTACCTCTCATGTCTTTAATCTTCACTTTAAGCTGCTCAAGAAACATGTACCGATCAGACGTATATGATGTATTATCTTTCACGATCATATGAGTCTGTTCCGCACAAATCAGCTCGATCAACGTTTCTCTCTCCGTATCAGACATCTTGCTTCAACTCCTTTCGCAAATAAGTGGCATAAGCCCTACTATATTATTCTCCATCTGCGAATTCACATTTTTAGAAAACGCTGTAATAATCTCGAACGTAACGCAGGGCTTTTTCCATAGCGCCAGCTCCGCATTCGATTCTGTCGCACATGTTTTCAATCCACGGATGAAGCTGTAATTCGTATTCATCTTCGGACTCATAGAACGCCACAATTGGAATGTCATATTCGAAAGCCCATGCTAATTCACAGATCGTCCCAACGGATTTTTCAATATTTCTCAGATTTACCAACATCACATCGCTCTTTTTGACCGCTCTTCGCTCAAAGTCAAGAACCTCAAGCTCAGTTTTATGATCATTGCGATCATAATCAAAATAGGCCACAGGGTTAAAAGCAATAAATCTGTCAGCGTTTTTACAAAACCACGTAACACAGTCACTCCTCCATCCAGATCTGTCGTCAAGAGTCTCATTCTTGCATGATCCACTCAGATACACCATCTTGTTCTGTAACATAACCTTCACACCGTCCTTTCTTATTTGAGAAAATTGCTCTTGTAATAATTACTCCAAACGGAGTGTTTACATTGTGGCGCAAGCACTCCGTTTTAAAACATTTCCTGTTTTGGCAAAATATAAAATTTTTAATTTCTTTCATTCGACTGGTTCTTTCTTCTTTCGATTGCAGTCACGATCGTGAATGCCTGGATTTGCGGTGTATACTCATCCGAGTTTTCAATGATTAGGTCTGCTTCATCTTCAAATCCGTTAAACATTCCAAAGTCTCGCTGCATCCTCTCGGAAAGTTCTGTCATGTCAGAATATGTAAAATTGCTACCACATCTGTTGATGTATCGAATCGCTCTTTCTTTTAGAGGAGCTTTAATATACACAACGAACAAATCCAGTTCTGGCATTTTCTTTTTAAGACTTCTGACGCCGTGAGGAGTTAGGATCGCAACTTTGTCCTCATCTCCGAGATACTGATATCTGGACGATCCGTAGAATCTGTTCTGGGAATACTCTTCGTATTCCACGACATCTCCGCTGGCAATCTTGTTTTTGAATTCAGTCTCATCAATGAATACATAATCGAGTCCGTCCGTCTCTCCCGGACGAGGTTTTCGAGTAGTAAATGAAATCACTCTTTCATAGGCAAAATTCGAAAAAAGAGCGTCTGAAATGCTTGATTTTCCAGTAGAACTGGCACCCACTAAAATCACAACCATCAGGAAAACGCCTCCATGACCGTTTTGAACCGAAAAATCTCGTTTTCGTCGTCAGAAATGAGATCTGCGTACACATTTCGGGATAAATCGAGGTCAAAAAGCCCTAAAACGCTTTTTCCGTCGATAAGTGTCCGCTCATTACGGACATTGATATCAGATTCGAAGCTTCTTGCCGCATTTACGAAATCTTTGATCTTGTTGGTGTTGTTCAGATTGATTTTTACAGTTGTCATGTTAATTTCCTCCAATCATTTCTAAAAATTGTTCTTCTGTGATAATCGGGATGTTGAGTTCATGAGCCTTCTTGTTTTTGCCAGATGTGCTTTTTGAGTCATTGTTGATAAGAAAAGATGTTTTGCTGGTAACAGAGTCAGAAACTTTACCACCCATATCTTTTATTCTCTGTTTCAATTCGTCTCTATTTGAAAAATGTTTCAGACTTCCGGTAACACAAAATGTTTTTCCGGATAGCTCAGAGGTCGTTTCAGTTGGCTGATTTTCTTCAAAAACGAAATTTTTAGATACGTTAATTACTTTATTTTGATTGGTATTCCAGAAGCTATTTAAGGACGAGGTGATAGAATCTCCAACTCCATCTAAACAATTAAAATATGACGCTCCGTGTAAAGTAATTAACGTACATAATTTTTCAAAATTTCCATCACAGAGATCTGAAATCTGCTTGCTAACGGTTTTGCCAACCATAGGAATTGACAGGGCATACAGGAATCTGTCGAGTGTAGTGTGTCGGCAAGATTCAATTGCTGCAAGTAATTTTTCTGTGGATTTTTTGCCGAATCCGGAAAGATGAGAAATTTCTGATTTGTGATCTGATAAATGAAAAAAACTTTCGATAGAATCGAGCCAGCCAAGCTCAATGAACTTTTTGATAGTTGCTTCTGATAGTCCCTCGATGTCGAGTGCGTTACGGCTTGCCGCATGACTCAGTTTGCCAAGAAGAGATCCGGTACATTCGTCATTCGTGCAATAAAGAACATCCGAATCGTTGTCTCTCTTAATTGATGTTTTAGATCCACAATAAGGACAGCATTGAGGAATATTGATGAACGACAATTTCAAGATGTCTTCGCACGTCCTGTCTCCGATTTTTTCTCCCCATCGAACCTGTGGAATTATCAAATTGGCCTTGTAAACACCAATCTTCTGACCTTTCCACGGTCTTCCAATTAGGTTGTACATCATGGTAATATTATGTAGAGACGCTTTCTCAACTGTTGTTCCCTCAATTTCTACTGGATCGAATATGGCAACCGGACAAAGCGTTCCTGTTTTTCCCATTGTCCACTCAATGCTTTTCAATGTGGTTTCAACTGAATCATTGTAGACTTTATAGGCAATACCATTTCGAAAATGATGTGTTGTATTCCCTAAAGATCTGCCGTATTCGATATTGTCGAACTTGAAAACAACTCCGTCTTGTGGTAAATTTTCCTGTTTTGCCATCTCGATAAAATAGCCTATCGTAGATTCGCTTACATTTATATTCTCGCCGGGATGCTCTCTGCAAATCAATTTGTTTGGAACAACGTCAAATCCAAGATTCTTTGCTTCAAGCAACGCCATAGAAAATGAATTGTAGGCGCTGCCGGTTACGTTTTCCCACGCATACCATCTTAGTTTCCTGCTTTTTACTACTGAAGTGTCAAGAGACGCTAGTGTTCCAGCCGTTAAATTCCTGCTGTTTTTAAATTCGCCATTCCGATTAACTTCATCAAAGTCATCCAGTTTAATAAGTGCCTCTCCGTCAATAATATATTGACTGCCATATCGTTCGATATGACTTGGAACGTTCTGAAAATTCTTGACATGCTCTGTTAGGTCATTTCCGATCACTCCGTTTCCTCTGGATTCCGCCAGAATCAGATTCCCGTTTTCATCGTAAGTAAGCCTAATTGTAATTCCATCGAGCTTAACAGAAGCCGTAAGTGGATTGTCTTTTGCAAATTTTAAGATTTCGTCAACTGAATGTACTTTGTCCAAAGACAACATAGGTGTCTTATGCGTTACCTCTTTAATGTCTTTTAATATGGATGCTCCTACATTTTGAGTTGGACTTTTTTCTAAAATAATTCCAGTCGCAGATTCCCATCTTCTAAGATCTTCGATTTTTGAATCGAATTCTGCATCCGACATAATCAGATGTCCGGTGTTGTAATAGGCTTCCGACGCTTTATTCAGCTCTTTTATAAGAGCGGTAGCTTCACTTTTGTTCATTTCCACCTCCGCCAAGCACATCCCACCCCTGATACCACGGAGAATTCGCATTAGCATATTCTTTTGCCAAATTCAAAAACTCTTTCGATTCAATGAAAAAAGGATCTCGTTTCTTTGTAGAATTGATCCAGCCAAGTAAATTCAGCAGAAACTGTCCCTCCCTCATATCTGGGAAATAAGTTTTATGTATTTCGCACAGTTGTGCATAGGATGAATCTAGTCTATTAGGATCTCTCATTTGGTCATCTCCTTTTAATTCAGCATCAGTGTATCTGTGTCCAAATCATAATCTTTACAAGACTCATTGATTACTGCTGCAATTCTGCCCAGTAAAATTTTTTCTCCCGCGTATTCAACGGAATCTGCTGCATTTAAGATGTAATTTGTTAATTCTTCGTAAAACGATCGTCTAATCGTACATTCGTATTCCATTTTTCTCCTATCCTTCATACAAAATCAGTTCTTTTGCAAACGGAAGTGATTCAACCCATCTGCAGAAAATATCAATCCATTCTTCCTTTAATCGATGATTCCTACGTTGAAAATACATATTGCGAACTTCTTCATAATTCGTATCCAACGTTCTAAGCTGTAGAAATCCTTCTGGAAGCATACGCTTTGCCCTTACAAGCAAACGAGTCATTGCGACGGAATCCTTCGTTGTTTTCTGAATTTTCTTGTACTCCTTGCGCATAGATTCAAGCTTGTTTACGGTGTTGATCCACCATTCCGTGTCTTCGTCGCAAATCACAAAATCGTCCAGCGTAATCGGATTGTTATTGTTGAGCAACTTATGCATCGTAGATTCGCTGTTTTTAGTGTTAAAATGGTACGTATCCGCCTCACTATGCCAGTATCTCGGCATGTCTACGTCTACAGAAACGTGAATCATACGCAAAAATTTTCTATGTTCTCCGCCGCTTTTGATTAGGCGCTGCGCCAGGTCCATATCTTTTTCGCCAATGCGAAACGGAACCCATTCGACTCCGTTTTCAACGGATAAGCGCTTTTCTGGTAGATATCCACTATCGCTAAGATGATGGCTGTCCTTCGGGTTTCTCATTCCGCGCAAAGCATGATCAAATCCCCATACTGCTGTTTTACTAAATTTCATGTGTCCTCCAAAATGTAATCAAAACTTCTATTTCCTTTTGTGCCGAAACAAGCCAACTTCCCAACTGACTTATTCCGGCAATCTCATCAACGCTCACGCGCCAACCGTAGAAGCGTCATCATTCAACTCTTTCATCGCACGAACATACGCTTCTTTCTGGATTTCGATCTGCTCCTCACGTCTCCGCGCTTCTCTGCGAGCAAGATATTCCTTGCGCTTCTGTTTCTTTTTAGCAATACGCTCACGCTCTTCCTTTTCGTTCTGTTTGCGTTCAAGCATTCTCTTGTAAATTTTCATTCCGTCTCTAACCGCCTTATTATACGCAGCGGTTCCGCCGTACAGCTTTTTCGCCATACAAATCGTAATAGCCATTTCCAAACTAAATGTATCGTCTTCATCACAAACAACTTTTTCAATTGTTCCATCATAAAATACGACCTTTGCGACTTTATTTGGAACAATTTCAATTATGTTGATAATTGCATTGCCACGGTTCTTGTCCATCATAGTGCCACTTTCTTCTTTTTTGCTTACGTTCTCCAAATTCAAATATGCGTTCATTTTAATTTTAGAATAATCCATCATTATAACTCCATCCTCTCTTTTTATAAAAATGCTGCCGCATTTAGTACAATAGGAAATTTTCTTGCTATTGTCGAGCAATTCAAGCTCTTCATTTCCGCATTTTGAGCATATCTTTTTCATATCTTCATCTCGTTCCATTGTTCGTGTTCGTGAACGACCAAATATAGTCCGCAAACCTGTCAAAATTCATCATAACCTGATCAAAAACATCCACTTTGATATCTTTCGCGTCTCCAAGCCATGGCGAAATAAGAATTTCATATTCACTTTTTGCCCAGAAATAATAGAGCAGACAGTCCTTTAATTTTCCGGAAAAATCCTCCCTGCTTAAATTTCTATTCAGCAGCTTTTCGACTTCTTCTTTGAATTTGTAATGATTGAAAATGTTCCATTTAACAATCTTCTTTGCATTAAAATTTTCGTAGTATACATACCATTCCAAAATATCACCTCCTGTTCTATTATTCTCTTTTTGATGTTGGAAGTTTGAGCAGAATTGCCCTAAGAAATTATTCAAGAAATTCTTTGATGTGCTCATCAGTGCCTTGCCATTTAACATATCTGTCATACAGTGTTTCGTCTTTGTCGAGCATATCGGAAATTGACCCCAAAACATCTTCAGACTCCTCTTCGCTATGCGCCAAATTGTAACAGCTTATAAGCTTTCCAATTAAAATCAGATCATCGATATCAGAAGTATCTTTTGTCCACGTTGCCGAAAATTCCTTTCTAATGCGTTCTAACTCTGAAATTGTTCTGCTGAATTCTTCTTTTATTGTCTCGCTATTCTGACTTATTTTCCCAATTACAGTCTTTCGATCCTCAGAGCCTTTTTCCAAAGATTTAATTCGGCTAAAATAGTTAAATTGCAATTCTCTAAGTTCATTCAGACGAACTCTGGCTTTCCAGATATCATGCCAATATTTTTTCCGTGCATCTATGTAATCTGATACGTCTCTTTCCGAATAAACGTTTAGGATTTCTCCGTCATAACTAACAACAGAATCATTGTTTGTCCAATCAATATTTTTAAAAGTGTCCCTTAAAGTTTCTTTGACCAATCCATCTGTGATTACATGAATTAGAAAATCATAGCTATCGTCAAATTCTGGAGATCCGCTAATGTCAATTACAAGAAAGTTTTTCCCATAATTGTAATACGGAGATTTGTAAGGAACAGAACTTCCTGTGTCGTATGGAATTAGATTTCCTCCACTACGAGTCATTACTTCTCCCATCATATAATATGTTGGAAAGCACTTGACCGCTTCGCCGTTTATCATGTCATACATGCCCATAGATGTTTACCTCACTGTTCGCATACAATCAAAATTTTCACATTTACTTCCTACGAAAGAGAATTTTCATACTTATCTTTCAATCTCTTTAATTCGGCAAGTTCCTTCTGTTTTAACTCTTCTTCTTTTCTGATGCGTTTTCTTTCTAAAAATGGTGCTTCGAATTTTTTATTCATAAGATCAATATTTTTATCAAGGATTTTACCATCTCCATAACTTTTCAGTTCTGCGTAATAATCTTGAGCAATTTTGGATGCAAGATTCCAATCCTTACGATTCAAATTTATTTTAATATTTATCCATCTTCCATATGTGTTGATATGATTGCACCTTAACTCTTCCGAGACGTAACGTTTGCAGTATTCATCGTCGTCGCCGTCTCCTCGTCCAAAATTCGCCATGGTTCCGTCTTCACGAAAAATAATTTTGAATTCATATTTTAAAGAAATGACTGATAAATCTTTTTCGCCCAAAAGATTTTTCATTGGAAGAACAATATAGCCCGCTCCCATATATCCTTCACAATACTTATACGCATCTTCTTCATCTTCAAAATATCCAACAGGATACCAATCACTGTAATTGGAATAAAATACTCCGTAAATCATTTGTAATCCACCCATCCTATTCCTTGTTTAGCCAATTCATGAAATTTTTATAAGTTCCAAATCTTTCTTTCCATCCGGCTACGATTTCTGTCGGATTTAGATTGTATTTTCTGCAAACATATGCAATGTATTCGTCATCGTACAATCTTCTCCGTCTCTTATGGAATTTTTTCACTTCTGCAAACACTTCATCTTTGGAAACTCCATATTTTTTTAACAAATATTTGCTCAAGTCTCGATCAGAATACTCAATGAATTGACAAATTGGACACACGCATTCTGGTACGTCATAATATCCGTTATCGCTACAAAACTTAGTGAACAAATCCTCGCCGTTCATCACAGCAATTTCTTCCTGCGTATAATCCCGACGCTGTCGAATATTGGAATCCCAGACACCTTTATTCCATTCGTTTTCCAAAATCATCTTGAGCAATTCCTCTTTTGGCGGAATTTCCAATGATTCTTCTTCGCAAAATATATGACCATTTACGCATTCCATCATGCCAGCTTCGCTTAAACCAATGTCGAATCCTGACTCAGCGCGCCCGCAAATTTCACACACAAAACTCGAACTGCTGCTGTTTGTAACAAAATCCTTTCTAAACTTCATAAGCCCTCCTTAATGATGCGAAAATCGTGCAATCGTACAATCCAGATTTGGAAGAATTTCATGTTCCATAACGCCGTCTTCTCCCGTTTCGCCGCCGTCTCCGTATTCAACTTGTACAATCACATGATCGTCTCCGATTTTCTTCATGATTTCCTCGACTATCTTTCCGCATTCTTCTTTGATTAACTTTTCTCCTTCTGGAGAATCAAAAAAATCCCAAGATTCCAGATGCGACATTCCTTTTTCTCGTTCGTATTTTTCTCTCAGCTCCCACCGAATCGTCCATCGTTCTTCGTCCTCAATAATTTCCTTGATATCTTCCTGCGTGAGTCTTTTTTCGTCTGAAATTCTATTTAATAGATCGGACAGATAGCCGTATTCGCCTGCCGACCATCCAGACTCAATATCTTTAGGAAACTGTTCTTTCAAAGTATCGTAAATACTATCCTCGTCCGCGAACGAAAGAATAAATGACGAACTACTTGAATTGGTTACATAATCTCTTCTAATTTTCATTTAATCCTCTCCTAAAATTACGATCATATCTTCATTATTCTCCGCTAGATTCCTGAGCGCATTTTTATAAGTGGAATCCGAATAATCAATCTCTTTGTCCAGAATGTAAAAGCCATTTTCTAGATACTTAATTGCTTCGTTGTATATTTTCGCTAAATATCCGTCTTTCAAAATTTCTTCTAATGTCTTTCCACGCCATCCGTGCTCACCCAAAAAGAGTTCGTCATACATTTCTTTCGACTTTACAATAATTCCTCTGTCCGTTTCATTGTATTGTCCTGTAGCAAGTAAAATTTCTTCAATCGACTTTCCAAAGCCTTTTAAAAATGGATATTTTTTTAAAGTATCTTCGTCAAATTTTGGATCTTTGAATGCAATAACAAAACTACTGCTGCTTGAATTTGTAACAAAATCATTTCGAATTTTCAAAGTATCACCTCTTTTATCCCATGTGATTGCAAAAATATTCAGAAATTCTTCCCAGTCTTTCAACGACATATTCTGGAATATAGCCACTCTCAGAATAAACACAAACTCTTCCCAATAAATATAAACAGGCTTTATTTTCTGGAATAAGAATAGGTTCATTCTTTTTATATCCATCACCTTCGTGGTACGGAACGAGCTGTTCACTATTGCAAATATTTCCTCCTCCAAAAGCTTCTCTTATGTTGTCATAATACCAGTCAAGGGTATCTGATTTACTATTCACAAGATGAACTTCTTTTTCTTTTAGATGTAGCATATTTACTTCTTTTTCTTCGAAAAAATCAGCAATTGTAAATGGTGCGTGTACATAGTTTTTTTCTGCATTCTCGTTGTTCATTTTACCAAGCCAATATTTTTCATAATCCTGATACGTTTCGCAATTCAACCAATCGTATTCCTTTTCAAAGTTGTCCCACAGAGATATTCCAAACGTTCGCTCAATCATTCTTTGAATTTCGTCGTAATCTTTCCATCTTCTATCTTTCGAAAAGAAAAAGTGGCAATAGTATCTATCGGGATTGCACTTATGTTCTACCTTGTACTCCATTCCAAGTTTCGGATTGTCCGTAATATACTGGATAACAGCGTCGCGTTTAGAAATAAATTCTTTGTAGAATCCTTTGATTTTCTGAAATACCGATTCGATCGTGATCTCTTCGTCATCCTTTTTGCCGATTACAAAACTGCTGCTAGATGAATTAGTGACAAAATCTCGCCGAACTTTCATATAGATTTTTCTCCTCTCTGTTGCATAAAACAATCTGTCTTCTGATTGGACATCCGCCGCGACATTCACACTGTCTATCACAGTTGCCGCAAGAATTCTTGAAATGATTCCGAAAATCTTCGAATTGTTCAGAATCCCATGCTTCCTGAATTGTATGAGTCTTCAGGTCAACTGCCCATCTCATATCTTGATTATCAAAGCTGCATGGAAGCATCTTCATATCGGCTGTGATGTATGCAGACCATCTTCCGCCCTCGCAGGTATCGAAGCTGTCCTGATTGATATTATGTGTGAAGTTGATGAGCGCCGGAACAGTACATGAATCGAATCCGATCTTAAAATCGAAATTGCCGGTATCGATGATACTGAAGAACTCTTTAACTCTCTCATCGTCCATTTTTAAAACATTCTCTTCAATGCCAAGACCAACCGGCTTGTACAGCAGGAATACGACTGCGTTAATTCCTTTTTTGAAACCGTTATTTTTCAGTCTATCGATCGCAATATCAATGCTTTTATTATTTAAAACATAGTGAATATTGGTTTTGACTCCAGCATCTAAAAGCAGATCCAGTGCTTTATCCGTATAGTCGGCAAAATGTTCGGAAACAGCAACTGCACCGCAATATTTTTTGCAGATATCCGCCTTTTCTTTTGTCATTAAAATGCCGCTTGTGGTAAAGTTTGGAACAATATTATATTCTCGACAGAGCTTCAGAATTTCCTCAAAGTTTTCATGAGTATCGACATCCCCAGCGCCACCTAACGCACATTGAAATAATTTTCCTTTGCTTTGTCTCAGAATGGATTCAAAGTTTTCTAAAGACATATTGTTTCCGGTTCGTTCAATGGCTTTCTGATAACAGTCAACGTTGCATTTATGGGCGCATACACAAGTCTGCATAATTCCAATATCGAGCAATTCCGGATATGAAGTCATAAACGGATCTTTTCCTGTATCCTTACCGTTTTCGTCAATAATTCCGCTTCTCATGTAGAAACCAGTATCGGGGTTAAACATCGATACAAATCTGTTCTTTTTATCAATTTTCTTAATCATTTTCTAATCCTCATTCCATCTGATTATCGCACGCTCGTCGCCTGGCGAAACTGATAGTATACAAACTTGATATCCGAGATCTACCAATTCGTCCTGAACGCTTTTGATTAAAGCTCTGTTATACATAATTTGATCTTCTCCTGTAAGCGCAGCTGTTCTGATATTCTCTGTAATTTCATACAATGTGGTTTTATATAATTCAGTCATCCCTTTTTGCGTAAGTTTTCTCGCATCATCCGCTGAAAGAGGATTTTCTGTCGAATCGTCACACCAATATTTTCTGTCACACATTTTACAGTGACGCCACTTTTCCCCTGTGGGATATTTGCAAGATCCTATATACAAACTCATATATTTATTCTCCATTTTCGTATTCAACTAAATAACTATTTCATAGTCAATTTTGCGATTTTTCGATGCTAAATTTGCTTGAAATAGCAGCTAAAACGTCATTGCGAATTTTCATATCTTTTTCTTTTTCCGACATTTGAGACAATTCAGCTATCATATATCTAATTTCAGGCGCAAAGTCATAAAAGACTTTTTCATACTTCTCTCGCACCAGTTCTTCGTTGTATTTTTTAGGAAGCTTTCTGCGACTCGTAAATAAAATCCAATCGCTGTAACACGGTTTTTCCTCGTTAAATTTATTTGAATTGTCCAATTTTCATAATCTTCCTTCCTTGTTTTTCTCGAATTACGCGGGTATAGATTTTCACCATACATGAACCGTGCACTGTTCACATTGGAGGGAGTCGAACCCATAGGTGTCTCTACCGAGCGTTTTTAATCGTTCACCTGTCTACTGCCCGTTTGCGCGTCTACATATTCCGCCACCGCGTATAATATTAAATTGCTCTGGTTGCCGAATCGGCAGTTGTTCTTACTGTCTCATTGCCACATATTATGGTGCCGCTGAGATTACTTGGCCCAAATTCTCTGCTATTCCAAGTGGTAATCTTTGGAGCGTTCTGCCCGTCCGTATAACCAGCTCGATAAATTTCGTCAATAATTTCTCTTAAACGATCTTTATCAACCATCAATTTATTATTCTCTACTTCCACAAAATCGAAATATACTAAAGGTTTCATTCTTAACATCCTCCTATGTGTAATTTTGTAAATACTACGTCTCCGTCTGCGAAACTTTCCATCTGCCAGCCTTTACATGTTACTGTAATTGGCTTATATCCATATCGTTTTTCCCACTTTTTATTTATTCTTCTCTTTTTGTGTTTTCTTACCTGAACAATTTTTATGAATTGAACATCGTAAGCGTCCGGTAAACCAGATCTGTCAACTCCTAATATTTTTTTCAAAGCGTTGTTAGCCGGATTATCAGCATCAAACGATATTTCACATGTTGCCGTCCAATGATTCTTTAAAAACCATTCTCCATGTGGATCATTTTTGTACTCATCTTCAGAGTTAGAGTTGACAAGTACGTTTGTAACATTCTCTAAACGACCAATTATTTCGCTCGTTTCCGTATTAAATATGTCTAGTGCGACTTGTTCTTTTGTTGGCAAAAAAGACCGCCTCCTCTTTTGAATCTTTAGTTTTTTAACAATTTATGCTTATTCAGCACGCTATTCAATTCATCGACTATCTCGCCTATACATGTGTCAGTTTTGGCTCGAAGGTAATCTTTAGAAGCATCCACATTTACCTCAATATCAATCACATCGTTACAATACGGACTTCCCGTTAAAATTTCTCCACAAAAAATCTCATCAAACGGCACTTCATACCATTCTCCAGTTTCATGATCCGTACAAGAAAACATTAATTCTGTGTTTTCGTCATATCCAATCTCATTTAGTTTATTGATAAAATCTATTACCGTCATCTGTGCTCCTATTTATTTAAAGAATGATTATTGTCAAATCAAATTGTTCTCAATTAACTCTCCCAGATACAAATATCTTTCCAAACAATCAGAATCAATATCATTATCGTCTCCAAGAACCCAGCGGTCGCAATCTTCAATCGCCTCCATTTCATCAATCCATTTATCCCAGTTATCTGCGATCGTCCTGCAAAACTCTTCGTCGCTTCCTCGCAAAAAACATCTGCCAACCCATTCAGCCTTCATTTTTCTACCGGGATAAACAAGGGTAAAATAGAGGTTATTTTTTATCAAAGCATCCCTAACTTCCTTATGGGTGCTTACGAAAATGTAATCAACTTTTCCAATATTTTCTTTGATATGTCGGATGTAATTATCTGGAAACTCTGGATTTCGAACTTTAATTTTATTGCCATCTAAAATCTTTGCGAATGTCAGCAGCATAGAGCCGTCTCCTTTGCCCAACAGACAAGGTTCCGGATTCCATGCTATTATGTGATCTTTTAAATCATCGCTATTTATATCTCTCTCAATCCAACTGAACCGACTGCTGTCGCTATCAAGAATTGTGCATCCCTTATTATTCAATTTTTCGAAAGCATATGTTTTTCCGCAGGCGGGAAAAGCACTAATAATCTTTGTTTTCTTCAATACTTTACTCTCCTCTCCGTCATAAAAATCAGAAAATTGAAACCAACGTTTCAACATTAGTTACTGCTGTAATATGAACTTTTCGTTGCATTCTGCGCAAATAACATTTACATAGTGTGTAGCACGAATAATAGTTTTACAGCAAGGACACACATATCTCTTTGAATTATTTCCCGGTTTCTTCTTGTCTGCCGTGTATCTATTGCTCCAAGTTTTCGAGAATCCGTATGACTTGCATAACTTTGAGAATTTGCTGTTACTAGATGTAATCCATCCTGTTAATCTATCGTATTTACAAGTAAGCCCGCAAAAATCTGCAATAGACTTAAATTTTTTATTATGATAACTATCTCCACGAGAGCATACTTTAAAATCGTTTATAAATGCGTAATAATGAATCATATTATGTAGCAAACAAACAGCAATCTTTTCTATATCCTCATTCAGAATTTTTACAGGAATTACAATTTCGTGTGAGTATACTTTTCCTTGGTTGATTACAGCATCAGAAATAAATGCTCCATCCTTATTACAATTCGATTCAAATCTAAACAAAGGTGTTTCTAATTCCGCATCAAAAAATTCTTTGTTAAAAACATCAAACATTTTTTCCAACTGTTTGTTGACCGAGCTATTAACCGACATAATTTCTACTCCTTACCTACATTTCAACTAATTCATATATGCTATTAGACGTTTCCAGCCGAATAGCATTATCCGTTCGTTCCATCTTAACAACTCTGCTCGTCTGTAGACCTCCGTGATATTCGTTTCCGTCGGCATCTGCAACGTATATGAGTAACGCTGGATATCCCTCGTAAATGGGATAATTGTCTGCGATGGATACGACTCTTCCAACTCTTTTCGGATAGATTCCATCCGTTCTGTCTTCTCCGCGCTTTCCTTTAGCGCCAGAATGCATAATTCGATTAATCCTGTACAACATAGATCGCCTTCCTCCAATCTTAATATACGTCGGGACTTTTACATCCCAACGTATTATTCTCCATTTACATCTGTGCCAGAAGACTTCTTACAGGCTCTCTCGTCATATTTTCTTTAGCCCATGAAAAATAGCCAGGATCAACCTCTTTGATTTGAGGAAGCGTTTTGCCGCTATATTTTCCAAACGTGACCACATAAGTTGACACATCTGGCAGCTCTTCTTTTGGCGTCTCAATGCCGTCGAGTGACGCATTTACTTCGTCAGAATACTGCATATCCAGATTTGACCGGCTTGCCAGATAATCACACATATGTACGAAGAACTGTTCGTCATTTTCGGGCTTTGGCAGCACAACAGAACTTCTTTTTGTGGATGTCCACTGTCCGCTATGACTCTCACAAAGACGAGCGATGTAGGCTTTTGTCTCTGTATCGATGTCATGTTCCACAACAGTATTTCTTACCCATTCACCTGCCAGCATAGGATGTTCGTGCACCGTGTACTGCGATCCAGATGTGCCGCATTTGATTGCGTCGTGAAAAATCGGTGTGCAGCGCAGGCAATCTCTTTTTCTTGCGTCAATTTTGCTCTGTACATATTCCAGCCCAAGAACATAATTCATGATCTCTGCGAACATGAGAATATGATAAATCTGACCGTGTGGTTGGCACTGAGTTTTGTTGTGATATTTGAAACTGGTGCTGCTCGGAATCGTAAAGATATAATCCGGAATTTTTTCGATCATATCAGCACAATAATTCCGCATTTCATCTGTTTCAAACTGGTTAAGCAGGCATTCGAAAACCTTTCTCTTATCCATCTCTATTTTCTCCTATTTCAAAATTTTTGAATCTAAACAATTTTTGCAAAGCTCGTAAATCATCCTACCCATATATTCTCTTTTTACAAAATAGATGTGCATGTTATTCCTGCTTTGCCATGTCAACAACGTCCGCAAAAATGATGTAGGATTCAATTTCGTCTTGTAATTCTCCTTAAAAATATCCTCCATACTATCATTCTCTATCAGCACATAATTTTTTTCGATGTTGATCATCCGGTTGAACTCTTTGAAAATCCGATCATCGTCCTTTGTGGCGTTTGCAATATTTCCGGCAAGTTCACTAACCGAATTTTTTCTTTCGATGCAGATTTCATCACTGAAATATGTATCCACCGGGAAACCTAATTCCGGGCAGCTCTCAACCATAAAACCGTAATCACCGGTTTTCAGCGCCCTCTGTTTCCAGTTGACGCCGTTTCTATCAAACCAATCGGTAATTTCTTTGTTGGAGCTTTCACGAGTATCAACCAGTAAAATCATGTGTGATAGAAGATCTTTATAACTCTTTTCTGTATAATATTGCTTCATGAAATTCTCCGCTTAATCATCACAAATCCACCTTCTTATACTTGGTCAGCCATAGAATCTTCTTTCCTGGGATTTCTTCATAATCGCCGCTGTCCAGCCGTCGCAATTGTGGCTTGTATCGCTGCCCTTCGATTCTAACAAAATTTCCTGTAGCAACCTGATTGCAGTTGAAGGTTTTTTTATCCACCTTACATTCAACCGTATTGCCATTTGCCAAAGCGTAAATTTTCAACTTTGGAGCATATTTTTTATCGACGCTCATGACATATCCTACTCCTTTGTAACGTGCGTCCTTAATATCGATATATCCGAGCAATTCCTGCTGATAATGGATCTTGTCTACCAGCGTTGTTTCCGGATATTTCATAATGGCAGTCATATACTTCAGTAAGTGATACGTGTCAACCCCACTAAACATTTTCTCTGTTTCTTTTGCCGCAAACTGTCTAACATCCATCTCTTCAAGATTCATGCTTTGCAGCTTATCCTTCTTGAATTGCTTTTTCGAATACAAATTGTTAAACAGCTTTGTACATTCCAGAAGACGTTTTATCTCGCCAAATTCTTCAAAGTAATTCAGTTTAATAAGAATATCCAACTGTCTTGAGTTGACACTGGTATGAGATATTGCGACCAACACATCTATAAAGTCCGCAAATTTTTCGTTTCGCAGATCATACAGTTCATTCGCTATTTGCGCATTCATGTATTTGATCGATCCGATACCTTTGTAGATACAGAAGTCGTTTGTATCACAGAAATATTCCGCCTTTGAATATCTGAATTTTGGAGAACGAATTTCAATTCCAACATTCTTTGCGTAATTCGTCAACGCAATTGTCTTCTCTTCTTTGCTCTGGTTCACGTTTAAAGCAACAGTGATAAATTGCAGCGGATAATAATACCTTAGCCATCCAGACGCGTATCCTTCAAACGAATACGGCTGTGAATGGTTTAATGAAAACAGATATCTACTGGCATCAATAATGACCTGCAAAAAGGCAACGATTGTTTGTTCAGCCTCTTCTTTAGGCATTCCAAACTTTTCTTTCATAGTTGCCACGAATCCATTGATGTAATGATCTTTCTTTGGAACACCGTCTTTATCGACCATGTATCCGCCATTTTTGATGATCGGCGTATCCAATTCGGTCATAGCGATTCCGTCTTTTGTGAACTGCTTCTTCGAAAAGTGACGGCGGACAACATCTGCTTCGCCCATCGTAAATCCGCAATATTCATGCAAGAAATTGATGATTTGGCACTGAAATACTAAATAACCGAAAGTTGGTTTTAAAAATTCATCGATCGCCTTAGAACCGCTTTTTCGAACTACGCCGTTTGCAAGATCGTCTCTGTAAGATGCGCCAGCAGGTCTGATTGCGCTGTTTCCAATGCTTAACAACGTCATACGGTCAACGTTTTTATCTATCTTCTGAAATTTTTTAATATTTTCATCCGAAAGAAGTTTTTTGATGTAGTTATTGCCAGTTTCACCTTCCCACTGGAAAATCTGAGTCGTGTCGTCTCTCATAGAGTTCCACACATTGACATCTGTAATATCCAGATTGTCCGGCGTGACGCGCTTAATTCCGGCAAGTTTACATGTCTCGTTGATGATCTCGATGGTATCCAAACGAAGAAGATCCAATTTTACATAGTTCAAACCGTCAATTTCTTTCATGTATATCTGGCTGACTGGATACTCAGATGTTGACGTCGTAAATGTTCCAATGTGGTCAGTGACGGAATGCGGTGAGCAGGTCAATCCACACGGATGGCTGCCAACTGAAACAATTGTTCCGTTTACCAGATCTACATACTCGAACAGTTTTGGATATAACTTTCGCGCCTTTTCTTCGTCTTCATCCACAAGGGAACAAATTTCATTAGTCCTTTTCATGTAGTCATACGGAATTTCAGGATGAATGGAATTTCTCTCAATTTTTTCGATAAGTGCATCTGGAAGAACCGCATCAGGCGACAAAGAGTTTTCGTACTTTTTTATTTCTGTCAGAACATCCTCAGACTGATTTTCCAGATTCTCAACATAAAATGCCCTGCAAATGTCTCTAATCGCTCCTTTTAGCGCGATTGTATTAAATGTTACGATATCGCAACAATATAAACCCGTTTTGGAAAAGATATATTTTTTTACATCATCAATCCTTGACGGAGGAAAGTCAGTGTCGATATCACTAAGAGAAACACGCTCTGTACTCATAAAACGATCAAAGTTCAAACCATGTTTAATGCTGTCCATTTCTGTGATACCAAGCAACCACGCAATCACGGAACCATTGACTGAGCCACGACCATATCCAACCTGAATATCATTTTGAGTGCACCATCCCAAAATATCTTCCATGAGAAGCATAAAATCAATTGCTCCGTTGTGCCGATAAGCAGCAAGCTCATAATCGATTCTGTCCAAATACTCCTGATAATTCGGATACTTGTCCACGCCTCTTCTGATAATTCCTTGACGAATTTTTTCTAGGAACAATCTGTCCGAATCAGCCCAAAGATGCGGATATTTATAACTCTCGTCCAGCTCAAACTCTTCGATCATATCAGCCAGCACATTTGTATTCTCTATTGCAGCCCTTACAACATCTTCTGGCAATGCATTTTGTAGCCTATACGCATCCATAAGTTCTTTGACGCTGCACTTGAATATCAAATCCCATGCGTTCTCATTGGCAAATCCGACGTTCTTTGCTTTTTGCAGCATCCTACGTCCTTCAAGATGTTCTTTGTTTAACGCGTGAGTATCCGTGCCAGCAATCAATGGAACGCCTATGCTTTTACTCAGTTTGTAAAGATACTGATTGTAAAGCTTCTGTTCCTCAACGTTATGATGTTGAATTTCCAAAAAACATCTGTGCTTATTCTTTGCAAGGAAAGCAATAAATTTGTCCTTTATAGCATCTGTGCCGTTATGGAGAATTCCGCCGAGACAGGCAGTAGAAACCAGAATGTTATCAGAGGTTCGGATGAGTTGATCGATAGAAATTCTCGGAGCGTAATAGAAGTGGTTGTCGCTACGATTAAAGGATTCGCTTGACAACTGGTTTAATTCGAGTACGCCTTTATAATTTCTTGCATATAAGCATACATGGTAGTTGTCTCTTATCTTTTCATCGAGTGTTTCTGTTACATAAAATTCCTCGCCGTGGATGTATTTCATACCGGCAGCTTCAATGTGTCGTTTTTTATTTACCCAAGAAAAAACACTTCCATGTTCGGTAAAAGCCATCGCTTTCATTCCGCATTCTTTTGCTTTGGCAATATAATCGTCATACTTTGTAATCGAATCAACGTTTGTGACACCGCTTGAAAGATCACTATGAATATGTATATATGTAAAATAATCCCTAATTGTTCTCACTCTCCTCTTTCGCATAGCAACAACTATTCCGATATCCGCATAGCACACTGCACATCATATAGCTATTTACCGCCTCAAAATTTTCATCCGAATAAATGCGATCAATAAGGTTTGATGCCCACTGCAAAGTTCTATCAAAATCTTCTTTTACGAACGGAATATTCGTAACCTGCAAATCGAAGAAATGGTTCCATACAATTCTCGACGGATATTTCCCATACTCATCAAAAACCGCCTTTGAGTACAAATACATCTGTTTTGAATAAGCATTAAAACTTTCCAAATTCTTTTTCAATGGCGATCCATCCTTTTTCAAGAAATGATCGAGAGATTTATGGTCAACAATTATAATTTCTTCTGTAGATTTATTTCTTAGTAGCAGATCGATATATCCGATAAAATTTCGTTTTCCCAACGAAAAATTAACCTTCTTTTCCACCCCAAGGATTTCATAATTTTCCAGTTCACTCAAGTCAAGTCCTGCTAAAAAATCAATCGCCTGCCCATATTTTTTCTCAACTGTAGATTGTTTTGCGCTGTAAACTACATTATTCGAATAATTTTCGATAAAATAGTTGATAGCGTCGTTCAGATCTAGTTTTCCGCTAAATATTTTTTCCAAAATTTCATGAACGTAACCGCCAATATCAGAATAAAAATTTCCTTCATTAATTTCTGTATTGTCAATCTTTTTCAGGTAAAATGCATACGGGCATTGCTCGTATTGATGCAACGTAGAAAACGACCAAACTATATTATCTAGCTCGTTTTTATATACCATGCCATCACCTCACTCTCCTCTTATTTTGGTAAAGCCTTTCAAATACCTGTAGTCCTTTATCTGCTGGACTATTTTTTCCTTCTGTACCTCCGAGCAAATTATCAGGATCTTCAATTACATACACATTCGTAAAACGCTTTAATGTTCTGATTGTTCCTAATGCGTCCTTCGACAGATAAGACACATCGCTGTCGTAAGCAAACGTAATGTCAACCTTTAATCTGATCAACAGCCGAATCTGTTCCGGCGTCAACGTATGCTTTTCCGCAGAACCGCAATTTTTGTAACTCCATCCATAACATTTCATCACGCTTTTTAAGCTTTCAAAAAGGATGATTTCGTTACGCTCTTTTATGTAGGGAAGCGTAATATTTAAACCTTGGATATAATCCATCGTCCCAATCGGATAATAGTTGATATATTTCATCAGTCCCATTTCTTTGTAGTCTTTAAAGCGAGTTCTCCCCTTGACATTTATTAGGTTTCCGTCTATGTCGCGAACTGGATAGACAATCCTATTGCTTCTGTGATCTATGCGGATGTCGAACAAATCAATTTCTCTCTGTCTAATTCCTTCTTGCATCCATTCTTGAACCGGTTCTTTTGAGTATTTTTCATATTCACTCTCGTCCAATATTCGATGCTCCACAGGAACATTTCTGCTCTTCAACTTTCTGACCGTTTTTAAAAAGCGCACCGTCGGTGAATAGCACATGGTAGACAAATCGGTTTTTGCAAGTTCACATGTTTTCCGAACGGCATCATCAAAATTTAGCCCTTCATAATCCTGCAAATACTGGATAATTCCACCGCCTCTTCCGCAGGAGAAGCAGTAAAAAGAATTTTTCTCCGGCGTTATAGAGAACGATGGAGTTTTATCGACGTGCTTAGAGCATCTACAGAAATAATCCTTTCCTTTTTTCTCCAATTCGGTTGTCCGCCCGATGTACTCCGCTAGATCAACCTTTTCTGATATAGAACGCAAAAAGTCCTCATCGTACTCCAATCGTTCTCACCTCTCTCAGTCAAATTCGTTCGTAGAATCGTGCTGTTCCGCCTGTGAAATCATCATCTTATTTCCATCGAAAATGAAATCCAAATAAGCATTTTCGTCATCTTCCGGCATCTGCTCTCCGAGTCGATTGATGTAAATCTTCATGCCAGCATTGCCACACTGCAATCCATCGTTCGCAATTTGCTCTTGCGTTTTTAGAAACCATTTAATGCCAACAGATAGATATCTATTGATCTTCATGGAATCTCCGACCTCTCCAGCTCTATTGAGCTGTGCTGCAGTCAGTACGGACATATTCAGCTCACCAGCGATTTTGTTTTTAAGGAAATCACATCTCGCACCCAAAATATTGTAGTTGTCGCTGGCGGATGTCGCATTGCTTTTAAGATAGTCATCGATTACGAATTTCAGGCCCATCTTATATTTCAGAATTTTGCAAATGGAATACAATTCTTCGTCGGACAGATCTGGGCGATAAATATGCACGAAAGGCTGCGTTTTCATCCAAGCGTTTGCACGCTCGATGGCTTCACCTTCTTCAGCGCTGTATTTACCATTCTTAATTCTCTTAACGTCAACTCCCGTCAACGACGCAAGGCATCTTTCATAAAAAATTCTGTCAGACATCTCACGATCCACATATAAAGTCGGAATACCGTTCTGCACTTTGTGAAGCGCTTCCAGCATCAGCAAAACAGATTTTCCCTGTTTGTATTTCGCCTGAATAACAACTAGCTCTGTCGGTTCATATGTGAACCAATTACTCAAGATTGGAAACATAGATGGAATGCCATAGATTCCTGAATCGGTTCTTCTGTCGCAAATTTCTTGCCATAAATCCTGCGCTTCATCGCCAAGCAGTTTAATGTCTTCGGAAACGATATATTTTTCATCCAACTTGGAAAGTACATCGTTTTTCTTTTTGCTTAATTCTCCGAGAGAAATTGTTTTGTCCTGACAGAATCTTTGAATTTCGGAAATGCTCTTGATCATATCGCGCTTATAAGATAGCGTTACCACTGTTTGCGCCAACAGCTTGTATTCTTCTAAGGTATGACGCGCCGTTTCAGAACATAGGTCTATGTATTCTTGAATAGATGGCAAATTATATTTTTCAATAGTTTTTTGCACCGCTTTGTTGCTCGACAGCATACTAGAAATGTTGAAAGCATCGATATTATCAATGCCTTTTTTGTATAACTCGCTAATTGCCCAATAAATGCATCCATTGTCCTGATTATAAAAATAACCCGGCTTTAAATAGTCGGTATGCAAAATAAATTCAGGATGATATACAAGAGTTGAAATAACTCCGCTTTCAGCCTGATTATCAGCTAATTCCATTACATCCAAACCAAGTCCTCCTAACTAAATAAATCTTCAATTCCTTTTTCTTTCGTTGGCACCGCCTTAAACGTTGACAACACAGACGGTTTTGCTTCAAACTTCACCTGTTTAATGCTGCTCAACTGCTGTTTTTTCCATGCATTTTTAATCTTGTAATCGTCAATGAGATAATGCAGACCCTGCGGATAATTGATTGTGCGCCTTGTGTTGATTGCATATTTCAGCGCAAATAGTAGATAGTTAGAATCGACATGCTTTTTAAAAATGATATCATTCACCACTCTAATCAACTGTGGCATTACGACCGTATTACTAATTTTTTCGTAATATAGCCGTTTGATTTCTTCGATGTTGTTGTAAGTTTCAGCGCAGTCTTTATGGAAGTACCTGTTTCTTATCTTGACAGCTTCGTCCTGCGAAATCTCGCAGGACTCATGCTGACAGTGGCAAAAACCGCACTTATAAACCTTTGCTTTTGCCATGATTATTCTCCTTAATCAAAGGGAAGTTCATCCGCTGCGTCGTCCGGTACAGACACAAAATCGTTTGGCGCAGTAGACTTTGGAGCTGCGGGCTTCGATCCTCCGTCCGGGTTGTCCTCAAAGTTGAACACAACATAATTGGTATAAGTTGTATTCTTATCCTTGTCGTACTTATTGGTTACATCGCAAGAACCAATTTTAACGTTCCGGCTAATATCCATCGTTGCAATCTGCTGATGCGCTGTTCCTACCAGACGAACAAAGTTGTTCTGCCATTCCGTGTCGTATACGCCGGTATCCTTGTTCTTTCTGGAGATGGACATCTGCGCAACATGATAGTTGCCCTTGTCCTCAATTTTCCAAATTTTTGCATAAGCTCCCTGTCTGAATCCCATAGTCAAATTCTCCTTTTCGTTGTTTATTTTTTAGGCGATTTTTCTTAACGCCATAAGTTTCTTTTTGAGTGTTTCAAGCACATCATTGTCACTGCAAAGTTTCGGATTACCATTTTCTTCCGGCAGCGCTTCTTTACAGATCTCAGCCACCTTTGCTTTAGTCTTATCGGAAAGTGCCGATCTCTTTGTGATAAGATCCATACACTCTGACTGAAGTTTTTCTAATTCTTTAAGTTCAAGAGGTAAATCCTCTCCCTCGTAGATATAGAGTCCCAATCCATGTCTTGCGCACGCCTTCGTAAGAGATCTCTGGATGGCTTTATTGGCATCTACGGATGTAATTTTCTTTGCTTCCAGAGATTTGTTTTTGAAATCCATAACTGGCAGCTCTTCAATATGTTCAATTCCGTTGATGGTCACACCCGTTTTTACCCATCCAGTAAAACAATCATCAAACCAAGGTCTAAGCACCTCTCTGGTAACTACAACGTTTTCACTGATACGCTCTTCAATTTTGATTAGCTGCTCGTAAATTTTATATGTGGCACTCGGGTATCTCCTTTTTACCTCACTCCAAGCTGCTGCCCAAGACAAAAAAGATAATCCGTTTTTCGTCTTCGTTTTACTTCGAACATCCACATCGTATAGAACAATAAAATAATTTTCTTCCATGTAATTCTCCTTTTCTTTACTTGAACAAAGGCTCTTCCTTTTCTTTAGATCCATAAACTTTAATTCCGTCGCTATCTTTTAGCCTCACAATGGGCACACCTTTGTAAATTGAAAGTGGATCATCTAAACCTCTAAGTCTGTGCAAAATGTCTAGCGCTCTAAATTCGTTTTTACCCAAACCAATAGCTTCCGGTTCATAGCAAAAATCATCTAGCTTTCTTCTAATCGCAATTTCTACCTGATCCGCATATCTTAATAATGGCATGATGGCATCTACCATCAGATATCCCCAATCATTTTTTCCGCATAGATGAAACACTCCATCATCCGTATGTATGTCCATGTCGATATAAACGTCTTTGTAATAGCCGCCATACGGCTTTAACATGTCTTCTCGTCTTTCAAAAGCGACTTTGTTTACTTTCATTCCAATTTCTGCCGTCATTGATTCTCCTTTCTTTTTTGGTTTTATTTAATCGCCCATTTGAGCGGAACATAGAGTTAAATCTATAAGATAAATTCTATGTAAACGGTGATTTTGGGCGCAAAAACCCAAGGGTATGCCGTACCACCCTTTTCTCACACTATTTAATTCTCGGTTTTGAAATTTACTGGCTGATTAGCCATCGAATTAGTTGATTTAAGACTTAATTTGATTTCTCGTCTGCTGACGCATATGATTCAGGTAGTTGCATCCATGCTATTACTTTTTCATAGCCCAATTCCTCATTAGTTTGAAATTCGGAATCAACAAAACCCAAACTAACGGGATCAAAAATATTGTGCCAAAATCCAAAGCCATATTCTTCCTCGTATTGGCAGAACATAGGAGGATCTTCTTCATGATTCTCGACGACGCACATATAGAATCTGTCGTCGGCGTCGTCTGGAAGTCTCTCGCTGCATGGAATCCATCTGTGCGCATCACGATCTCTGAGAATTATTTCCACCCATTGTCTGATTGTTTTACCCTCAAAAACATATTCATCGATCGCTTTTTCAGCAACTTTTTTCGCCATTTCTTCGACCGTTTGAAATCTCAATTTGCTCATATTTTTCTTAAACCAATTTGTAAGTATTATTTTTTATTTCATCAATAGCTCTCATTATAGCAGCGTCGCCCATTTCCTTATTCCAGATTTCGCCGTACCTGACTTTTGCGAAAAAAGAAACGTAATTAGAAATATTATTCCTTACATCATCGTAAAACTCTTCGTCTTCCTCATCTCCAAAGACAGCACGACACGAATTAACATTTGCTGTGGATAAAACGTCTTTTGCAAGCTTAATTAAACCATCTTTTTCTTTTATTAAATCGTTCAAATTGTCATCATTCGTTTTTAATGTCGATTTTTCTGGAACCGAGAAAAAGTACAACTGTTTCAAATCTTGCTCCTTAATGTCCTTGATATGTATGCCATAATATTCTAATGATAAAATTATCTCCAGGTTTTCTTTTAACAAGTTTATATTTACATTATTTTCTTTCATTTTTTCACCTTTTACTCGCAGATTATAGTTTCTCGTTCAAAACTTCTTTAGGGCAACAAATAATCTTTTTATTTGCCCTCTGCGCCTTTCGTATTGTAGACCAAACACCGCCTGACTTGTTTTTATCCCAAATAGCTAGAAGCACATCACAACAGTCAACCATATACTGATCTCTAACATTGTCACATCCCTTATAAAACTCATCAGACAATTCAATCCATTCATCTGCACACGCTTTAATTTCTTCGTAATAAGGATGCGTAGAATTATAATTTCTACACGGAAGAACGCAATGCAAACGTATATTCTTTTCTGTTTTCATTTGAGCTACAATGCAGCCAAGTTTGATATCACATCCCGAAGCCATTCCACAATAAATGTCTGCGACTTCTTCGGAATTGATAAGTTCTTCCAAGATTGCCTTTATCCAATTCGTAATATTATCCCATCTGCTACTTTTTTCGTCTTCTGGCAAACCCAGTCTCTGACACCTATGACCTGTTAATGCAATTTTCATAAATTAAAGCCCCGTCTGGTGTGTTTCAAAATTCACGTTTCCAACACCAACCACACTTAGCGAATCGTCTTCCCATTTATCACCTTTTTTGTACCATTTACTATCATCTTCATATACTCCTTCTGTATGAATAACCTTCATTTCAATATCGCCATCGAAATCTTTGATAAGTGTTGTAGTCCACGGACACTCTTCCCATAGTTTAAATTTAGGGTTATATGCCAACACCTCGTCGAGCAAGAACACTGCTACCATACCTGCATCGGCGCAAAATTTTCCAAGAACTTTTCCGGTGTCAGAATTATACGTTGTACAAGACCAATCCCCATAAATGGTATCCCGGCATAAATAATGCTTAATACCTAAATTCTCCATTCGTCCTCCATACATGCACTTATCCCAGTCAGAATCATTATCATCTTCGATAATGTAACAAGGATCTGTAATAACAATATCTCCTTTAAATTTCATTCTGCGTCTCCTTTCTCCAATTTCCACGAAAGATTACTTTCGTCTTATAAGCTAATTTCTTCCTGTCCCGCCCGGATTTCTAAGATCGCCATATAAGCAGTCATAATTCTTAGCTGTTCTGAGAGCGTTTCTTTCTGGCATGTCGGAACAAAATGAAGCCTTCCATTCTCCCATTCGTCAAGAATATTTTTCAACCTATCGGTTCTAATCTTCAGCTGATAATACTCCGCCTTGAATCGATCTTCGTAATTACCGCTATTCATCATCTCTATAGTGTCTTTTAATTCCATATTTTACCTCCGTGTCATAGTATTTTCATCGTATTACTTTCTTACATTCACTTACAATTAATCTCCAGATCCTAAAACGCGTTCCAGATCGATATGAATTTCTGGATCTTCGGTAAACTTAGCAAGCGTTCCTTTATAGTAGAACACCCTGTCGCTATCAATTATTTTTTCGCCCAATAAATATCTCATTACAAATGGAGCCATATGATCATTCAAACATTTAAGCTTAATATCATATTCTCCACTATCCTTGTAAATCTTTTTACAATAACCATCTGTTCCTTCAATCCTATGCAGCGAAAATAACTCAACATTAAATGTTGTATTTAAGCATGAATTCAAAAAATCCGCTATAAAATTTCTAATGGTTTTTAAATCACACGGTTTACCTGAAGTTGTTATCTCATAGACGATTTCATCATTCGAAAAAGATGCAATTCTGCTGTATTTGTCCACCACATTACATAAGCAAGATAGAACTTGATCCATAATGTACTTTTCAAACGTAATATGTCTTTTTGGATTACAGTTTCCAAGAATAACCTGACGGATATACTTGCTGTTCACGATATGCTCATTCTGAGTAAATTTGCCAATAAACTCTTCCCATGTATTTGCGCCACCAAAGATATTTCCATCGTAAAACTGTAAAGATGAAAAATTTGCTTTTTTCATGTCAACGCTAATAAACATTCTTCCATCATTAGTCGGCTTATAGATGTCGTTTTCTGGAAGATTTTTGTGATTTAAAGAGAATTTTCCCATATCTTCTGCATTGAATCTCTGATAAGCTTCTGTGTTTTTAATGCTATTGATCGCTGCATCTTTTATACGATTGTATTCCTCGAAATAGTCCTGCTCAGATTTGTATTTTTGCAACTCTCTTGTAAATATTCTCCACTTATCAAGCGTTCCATAAAATCTGTCATAAAGTTCCAACCTGTCTTCAAAATATGGTTCCTGATAAATTTTAATTGGAATATTGCAATCCTTGCAAAAACGTTCTTTTGCTTTGTTAGATACTTCCATTAGACGTCTCCCTTTACAATCCTTTCATTTACAGATATTCTGAAATCGTTAATTCTCTTATAATCCGGCTTTTCAGGCAACGAAGTATTATTTTTTGCATACTCAAATCTTTTTTCGTATTCATTCAAAAGATCGTAAAATTCCGGAATCGGCTGCCTGTTTCCGTCTAAATATTCTCCATTTCGAATATTCATAAGTAAATCATGTTCCTTTTCTCGATATGTAATGATTTCTTCTTTTTCAAGGATATCGATGCACATCATGTATAAACGAATAAGATGGGCCATATGCTTTCCTAGTTTATCGTGAGCGACCGCCTTTTCATTTCTTCTTCCAAACTTGTTGTAGCTGCTAACAATGGTTTTCATTTCGTTCCACATACCTGTCCAATCTCTCAGTGGATAATGGTTTAACCTTACATCCATGAAAATCTCACTATCGTATCCTTCCTGCACAGATTTATCGATATATAATTTCAAATCATTATCATCCTCAAAAGGATAATATCTGTTTCTGAACTCATATCTAGCATTGTCAATGCTTTTCAGGATGTATGATTCGTTTTCTGTCTGACTGACCAATCTTGCGGCCTTGTTGGACATTCTTCGCAACTGCGATGACGCATAACCTCCGAAAGTATGAACGCAGATTTGCGAAAGGAATATTTTTCTATTATCTAGTAATTCTTTCCCGATTTCCGATAAGTAAAAGTAATGTTAAGGTAAACATCCCAACTGTTCAATTGTGTTTGGATTGTTTGATGTCAACAACTGAATCATTTTATTGAAAGAGTAAACCGTCGTATCAGTATCGACATCCACCACTTGCTCAAAATCTGCGCCCAACAGAATGTCTGACTTGCTGTTCAGAGAAATTCCTCTTACATCCACATCGGAGTCTTCTTTGTCCATGCCGTAAGCATGACTTCCTCCGAGAGTCAAGAGGATAATATTGCTTCCAAGATTCTCATTTGTTCTCAAAAAGTCGTATTCTGCTGACTTCAATTTTTCTTTAATCTGTTCAATAGTCATTTTTTAACCCTCGAAAAATAATCATTTTATGTAACTCTTTTGCATCCAGAAGAAATTCTTGCTTAGTGATGTTTTTTAATCTTCGCCTACATGAATCAGTTTATCAATATATTCTCTGCCTTCGCCCTTGAAGATTGGAATTTCTGTATCAATAACCCATTCTGTTCTATATTCAATAGCTCTGACTTCACCATTATATTCAATTGATTTATTTTCAATTTCCTTTTTTACGCAACAACTTCCTCTTTTCTGATAAGCCGGTAAATCGTTCCAGTTAATACTTTTTTGAGTCATAAGCATATCTTGAATATCATTACATGATTTATTCTGTAACTCTTTGTGTGAGAAATTGGCTTGACCTACCATCTGAATTGAGTTACGAGAAGCGTCTAATTGCCTCCAATAGATCAAATTTGTTACTTCTTCCTTTGGGATATTAAAACAACGAGCGTCAAACATTGCCCCCTTATTTACTGCTTTTGTGTAAATTTGACACATTTCATATTCTGGTGTACCTTCCCCATACCACCCATTGATTTCATGTTCTGTTGCATAATACTGTTCAAAATCATCTACATTATTGGAAAAAGCTTTATTAAAAGCCATCGTAGCCATACTTGCTGCAATACTACAAATCTTCTGTACTTCATAATCAAACCATGCTGAAGATGTGAGCTTCTTATAATCAACAAGAATCAATGTAATCTCATCTGACTGTGTATAACCAAGAACACAGCCTTGAATATTCTCGCACAAATATTTCATTGTCTCCTGCATCGTTTTGATTAAAATATCATCAAACGGGACATTAAACCCTCTTGTAAATGTATGAAAAGATCTTCCATCTACTCTAATGGCAACAGGTGTTCTGCGCATTAGCTTGGATTTTGGAATTTCCTCATAAAATGTCTTCATTCTAGTACCTAAGTCATCATGAACTGGCATATTTTCTCCTTTTTAACCCTTTGAAATGTTCGTTTCATTGCCAAGTATACCTATCGATTTTGTAGATATTTGTTCCATTATAGGGATGCATTTTTAGTCCACAACCCGGACAATACCGATATAGCCTGTCAATTCTTGGAATCATCTTAAATCCTTGCCCTGCTGGTGCGATATTCTCGTATACACTAGATTGCACGAATCCACAATTCTGACACATGGCATATATGGCGACATCTGCTTTAAACTTCACAAATGCCCATGATCCCTTTTTCTTACTCTTCATCCTATAATTCATATTCATATCACGACTTATCGTTATACATGGTTACTTTGAAATCGTCTTTTACTGTAATATTTACTTCTCTCTGGAACTTTCCATCTTTGTCAAACAACGATAGATAATAATGATTTCCACGCTGTTCCAAAACGATATCATCATTTTCGAACAGTTGATGTCTTTTTTCTTTTTCAATCATCTCCAACGTTCCCTCCTTTAACGCTAATGCTTGCCGGAAATAACAACGCCCATAAACACCATGCCGATCCCGTATATTTAATCGCGAAGCCAATGGCTACAGATGTGGCGATCCAGGCAGTTCCATAAGCGATTGCTGTTGAAATCTTCATTTGCTTATTCTCCAATCGTAGATTCAACGAGTCCAAAATCTCCGAGAATAATCACAATATTTTCGTTTTTATTCCCAGAAAAACTTTTCTGTTCGTAGAAATTGTCCGTGCTTAATCGACTTGGATCTCCATGAATATCACCTGTCACAAAAATAGCCATCTTCTCTGCTCCGTCTCTTTGAAAGGTTTTAACTCTTCCAATTCGTTCCATTTCGACATCAAGCCTTTATATAAACCATCCTTGTGGTCTCTCCACGCACTTGCGCGAATCAATGTATGATTACAAAATAAGCGCCCACGACAATAACATGTCGCATAATCTTCGTTTTTCAGTTTCACATATGGCTTCTTGCCACAAAGCGGGCAGTTCGAAAAATTTTCGTCTCGCGTTCTTCTATTCATTACGTACCTCCGTAAAAATTACCGCATCTCCTCATAACGTTTCAACATTTCCGCATACTCAGGATCTTTGCTCGCATAATATTCGTCGTCCAGCTTCTTCTGGATTTCTCCTCTACGCTTGGCCATCTCTTTTTTCAGCGCTTCTTTTTCTTTTCGCATAGCCACACGCCGGTCATATGCCGTTGTGTCCACTCTGCCGATAACTTCCGCTGTGATACTAAGACTGGTCTTTTCAGCGGCTTCCTCTGCCGTCAGGATATCTGTGATTACGCTTGGGCTGGAGCTTCCGCTGACAACAACCATGTCGCCAATCTTATAATATGTACCGTCGTCGTAAAGCGCAAAGTAATACGGACGAGACGTACCAAATTTAAGCACTGCAACCCTTGAAAAACCTTCTAATTTTGTTCTTGCCATAATAAAATTCTCCTCTCATCTCAACTCGATCAAATAACGGATCGTACACTGTTCTTCTTTGTAGACGATAATTTCATCATTTCTCAACATGCTGCCTTCGTGCGCGTGCAAACAATTTGCGCCTGGACACGCCTGCTGCAATTTCTGATAATCGAAATCGTAATACTTCCGATCGAATGAATACACGTCATATGGTTTGCCATACGCAACCTCCATCAGTGCCATAAATCCAAATTTCGAATTTCCTCTAACCCAATAACTTCCGTCTAGGCTTGTATACCCCAAAGATTTTCTTGCTTTTGGCGCATAATAAATGCCGTATCCAAACATTTTTCCTGTAATTACTGCATTCGTCGGTTTCAGAACTAACCCACTGTTAATGATCGACCACCAATTCTCATTCCGGCTTCCATGAAACAGCAGTTTCGTATTCGTGATATGATTTTCTCGAACGAAATCATCATATCTTTTCTGTGTCTGGATATTTTTGACACGCCATGCCTGATAAAATCTGTCTGAACAGGAACCAAGTGCGTCCTTGATAACCGCAATATCTTTCGTGCTGCGCTCTTCAAAAACAAGCCCTAACTGCTCTAAGATAGTATTCTCGTTTTGGATATCATCCTTTTCGGAATTTTCGTCTATCATCTGTTTCTGGACAACCTGTCCTTTCATGACATCCAGCAAGTCCTGTTCTTTTTGAATGATTCTGGAGAAATCATCTGATTTTTCAGCAAGATAATCTTTGACATTTCCCATTTTTCGCGGGATAACAGTGAAGAGATTTAGAAGTGTCTCATTGAATGTATCGACGTCTTTCGCGTCAATCAGGCTGGTTAAGACGTCCTGCGCCTCATCAACCATTGCGTGCGTTACTTTGTTGGAGGAAATTGTGTAATTGTCACTGATTGCTTTTCTTGCCATCGCCTGCAAACGTTCCACAATTTCAGCTATTGCTTTATTTTCTATTTCTCGATATTCAGATTTCTTAGGCTTTTCAACCTGAATTAGATCTTCTACAAGATCACTTTGGTCCACATAACCTTTTCTGATTTTCTCATTGTATTTCGAATTCCACTGACTCATGGGATATTCCCTTCTCTGTGGACTGCTTCCTACTCTTCCATATTCAGCAGTCCAACTATCTCCGTGTGGAATTTGTTTATAATATTTGTTATTGTTTGCGGACGCTGTGACCATAACCAAATATCTCGGTTTAATCTCTTCCATATAGACCCCTACAGACTGCAAACAAGAAATTTTACATTTGTCTCATCAAACACATCTTCGATTAGTTCCTTAACCTTGTCCCATTCGAGTCGATCCAGGCCACATCCAATATAGGGAATTGCAACCTTGTCGATGTCCCACTCTTCGCACTGCTCCTTCATATCAACCAGAGCCTTAAATAGATCGTCATATGTAGGTTTCTGATAGCATTTCGGTTTTGTCACCAGATTAAACACGTTGTCCACCAGCAGAGCTTTTCCGACGTTGGCGAATTTTTCTCCTGATGCAATTGGATACTGACTATGTAATTTGTAGCGCATGTTATAATTCTCCACAAAACTTAAAGCAATTCCTGCTCCAAGTGCATAGTCTCCGCTGATACAATGTGCAAGATAATAGCCCTGCGGAACCGTAAATAAGTCTCTTTTTTCTTCTCTAATTTCCATATGTTCTTCTCCTTTCGTGTGCACGTTTGCACAAATTATTAAACTGGGCTAGTTGGATTCGAACCAACAAAAACAGGAATCAAAATCCTGCGCCTTACCGTTTGGCGATAGCCCATTGTTGGCGGCACAATGACCGCCATTTTGTTACGTTACTCTCCCATATTTACAATAGGAGTATTGCTTCCCTGAACCTGCGGAAGCTCACCATTCCACTGTTCATACTTAATTTTCTCGATCAGTTCAGGCGTAAGAGAATCTGCAATCTTCTTATTTGCTTCTGCTTCTGCTTCTGCCGCAATTTTCTTTGCTTCAGCTTCGCCTTCTGCTTTGATTTTCGCCTGCTCTGCCTGAATCTGAGCTGCCTCTTTATTTTTCTCTGCTTCGATCAGTGCAACCTGTTTATCTTTTTCGGCCTGAATTTTTGCAGTTTGAGCCTCAATATTCGCAAGTTCCAGTTCCTGCTGTGCTGTTACCTTCTTCTGGATGGACGCTGCCGTTTCATCATCGACCGCTATGTCGGTAAAATTAACTGTGTCAATCACAATTCCATAAGGTAAAAACTTTTCTTTTAAATATGTATCGAGTTCTGCATTGATTTCTGTACGTTTATCGCCAAAAATATCTGTTACCGGATACTTTGCAGATACTTCCTGAGTCCATGCAATAACCTTTGGCTTGATAAATGTGTCTTTAATAGCTTCGCCAGATCTTCCTTTAAAAAGAATAAATGTATCTGCTACTCTTTCAGAGTCAAACTTGTAAGAAAATTCCAGATTAACTCGTACTGTTTTTCCGTCAGAAGTCGGAATGCTAAAGCTTTCATCTTTCTTGGAATCGCCCTTATCCTCAGAAGTTAAATAAGACTGCTCGATGCCGATGGAGTAAATCGTAACCTTTTTGGTAGGTGCTACAAAATGCCATCCCTGACTTAACGTTTTGTCCGAAATACCTGTTGAAAAATTATATACAACGCCAACGTATCCGGCTGGAACCTTTTTAAAGCTAAAACAACAAATTACCAAAGCGATTACAATTATCACGCCTAAGAACACTGCACCAACTTTACCTGTCTTCATCCATTTTCTCCTTTTTACATTCATCCTTATTCATTTCCTCCATCGCATCTTTTCCAATTCTTGAAATAAATTTCCCAAGCGGAAAGAAAATAAACGAGAGAAGGAACCATAACACGATTGCGCCAATCACAACCAAAAATACTAATACTGGATTCATTCGTTTACCTCTTTTTCTTCTGGCCGACTTCTTGTATCGGCATTAATTGATTTGTTGGAAGTAATTGCACATACTACGCCCAAACAGAATACGCCTAATCCGATAAGTCCCGCTCCGATTCCATATTTAACCAGCAGAACAAGAACTCCTATACCAGACGAAATCGAGCCGATGCGACCCAATATATCCAACTGTTTTGCCGTCATTTTAAACCGTCCTCCTTTCTGTAATCGTTGCAAATCATATCCTGTCCTTCGCACCCATCTTCATATTCTGTGTTTTCGTAATAATGTTTGCACGTCCTACACTTATTACAACATCTGCTATGATACTGTTTTACGAAGTCCTTCTGGATTGATCTGATTTCTTTCGTTCTTCCCATCGCTTGCACTCCTTTCAAATTGATGGAAATGGCTCATACGGGAGTCGAACCCGCAACTCGTACCACCAACGGCAGCGTGTTTTCGCTACACCAATGAGCCTACCGATTTAAACTCCGCTATTGGAGCCAAGTCTCGCGCATTCCTCTTCTCAGGAAACGCTCTGCTTGTCAGTAATTAACCTGTCTCAACCTGCTGCGCATACAGGTCTCGAATAGCGTCTAGGATGTTGTAAATGTCACGCTATAATTCGCTATCCGGTCATCCACACCAGAAAGTTCTTACAGGCTAAATGCGGAGAGCAGGAATCGAACCTGCGGCGTTGACGTGTATAAGACGTATCCCATCACCACTTGGGTATCTCCGCTTAGAGCACTTTCGTGCCCTTTGTTACTTATTCTCGATCTCGGATTCTACTTTTTCGATGGCTTCACGAACAGCAATTTCGTTCTGAAAAAGTCCTTCTACGATCGACGCTGCATTTGTGTAATTATTATTTTTTAACAAATCCAGCGTAATTTTTTTGTATTTTATCAAATCGACATTAGGTGTTTTTTCTAAAAGCATAAACCCTCTTCCTTTTACTCACTCATTCTTCGGATATCTTCTGAACTATCTAAGAATTGTTTCGTCCACATATTTTTGTCGGCAGTTCTTTTTAATTCTTCCTGCTATCTTTTATATATTCTCTAATAGCTTTGAAACAATTATCCTTGTTTACGTTCTCTAAATGTTCTGGCACAGAATCCCAAATCTCGCACTCATCATTGATTTGCTTTAATGTATATCCTTCCATAAGCATATCATTAACCTTCTTAACTCTCTTATGTCTTGTTTCACAAGACAAGACATCTTCAGGTATATCAAATAAATTTCCGCATTCAGAACATTTATACTTAATTACTTTCTCCAAAATTTCACCTCCTTGCAAGAGATCTAAATTTGCTGTGTTTATTTCCAACTAATAATACAGTACCACTCGTTATATTGATTACCAATTTCAACTTTATAACCAAGTTCCTCTAATTTCTTTCGTATTTCAGGATCTAAGGAACCGTCTAAATTGACCGAAAACTTTCCATCTGCAATAGCAGCTTTAATTTGTTTAGTCAGTTCTTCCAACTGCTGTGTAGTGCGACCATCAATCACATGTTTCGTCATATTATTTGCTTCGTGTGCAAACGGAATAACATTCTTTGGCGGCTGAACTTTTGGCATAGGAGGAATATTGAGATTGTTTGAATATGGAAAAACAATTGTGTCTTTACATACATTCTTTTCGCCACATAAAATACATGCGTAGTGCATTCTACTTTCTTTTGGATACTTACAAGCCATTTATTTTTTCACCTCTTTCTATTTTTTTATGATAATGCAGGTAAGGATTTGCACCTTACATGATTGCCCACTCCATTTTGCCAAATCAGACGCAGTACAATCAGTTATTTCGCTGTCAAATGCACCCTCGGAATCGAACCGATAGGACAATCTATCTGTCATTAGTGTCTACTTATTCCGCCACTGCATTAATTTATTCTCTAATTTTTGAGAGCATTTGAAATATCGGATTCATTACTTCAATAAATTTGCAATCTCATCAATTTCAAGCTCAGTTTTCTTGTCATCAGAAAGCAATTTATCCAGTTTGCTCTCCATCTTCTTCAAATCAGACTCTTCTTTCTTTAGATCAGATACTTCTAACTTGCTCTTAATATCCTCAATCCAAGCCGTTACGCTGTAGCCTGAAATCTCAAAATTAGACATTCCAAGGTCAACCGCCGACATAAGATATGAATTGAGCCTGATTAGCAATAATACTAATGCATCGTCTGAACATACATTAAGGTTGATAGTTATTCCATCCATATTGAGGACACAATTTGTCTCAGGAATAAATCTGACCTTCTTCTCAGAAATAGCCTTCTTTTTAGTTTCAATCTGCTTCTTTAATTCTAAAATTCTGTCATCATTCTTACTCATTTTATTTCGTACTCCTTCTTATATTCTCTACCATTTGCTAAATATTTCTGAATATACATTGGTCTCATTGTTTCAAAAATCTGTTCAATAGTAACAGGAATCATATGTTTTTCTTCTATGTCATTATATGGATATCGGTTTAACTTAACCATTTTAGACGCAGTAGGAAATATATCTGTTACTTCTACATAATTTCTGGTTCTCCAATAGTCCTGCGATATTTGTTCCTTACGAACAATATACAAACCGTCATCCTGTTTCAAAAAATCAAATACGCGTTTATTTCCTTTTGCGTAATATTCGCTAATAAATTGATTTTTTGCCCACAAATAATTGCCATGTTTTTCTTTGAAGTCGTCGAGCGTAAAGTATTTATACTCGTCTTTCGAGCTGTCATATGGAGAGTATTCAGGATTTTCTTCTAATTTTTCAAAAATATCTGCATACTTTTCGTTGCATTTATCATCAATGCACTTAATAAATCTATTTTTTGGCATTGACCTATACTGTTCAAAATAATCACCATTCCAAAACCAAAAATACTTACCTCTGCTGTCCCAATCTCCATATCTGTTATAGACATCGAATTTACCCATATAAATCCAGCTCTCATTGTCTTTGGTTAAATATGTAGCACCTACAATTAAATCTTTTGCTTTAATACATTCATTACTATGAACAATCCTATTAAACTCACTAATTTCTTTGTAGTCAGGTGATTCTACCGGCATAAGAACTAAATCTTTTCCATCCCATCCATATACAAATTCTCCTTCAAGCCCTTTTCCTTTGATGCAATTTGCATTTTCAAGAATGTACAACAAATTCTCAATGGTAATCTCAAATTCAAATCCTCGCGGATCATATACTCTACAATAAGCATGTCTGTGATCCCAACCTGTAGAATAATCGCCTGCTTTTTTATTAAGTACAAATCCTTCAGTTGGAATATTATCATATTCGTTATTTGGTATATTCTTATCTCGCCAACCGTTCCATGAAGTCTCTTTTCGCAGTTTACCCTTTTCGTCGTAGTAAATTACATAAGCAAGCTTTCCTGTGTATGTTCCTGAGCGATTCTGATAACCAACATTAATCGTCTTTGGAATAAAAATACTACTTCTCAATCAGTTTCCTCCTCTAATCCGTTAATATCAAATGCATATACTGTCCCATACGGCTGCCAAACTCTTCTTTTGAATCGTGACTGCCAATCACAAGTTCATCAATATCAAGATACTCTTCTCTGCGTTTAGTTTTAGGATTATATCTCTTCAATTTTTTTTCTGATAATCACATATTCTCATCCAATGAAACCTGAATTTACTTTTAAATTTATTCTCCTAACTTCCTGCCACAATAAGGACAATATGCAATATATTCTCTCTGATGAACAAATCCATCCTCATATTCATCCCATTCAGAAGTTTCAATATCCAAGTAATATTCATTTGTTAATGGATCTACATATATCTGATTGTCGGGCGAATCATAATTACAGCGGTTACACATATTTATTCTCCATTCTCGATGATCTCTTCCAGTGTTCTTGGCGTATAATTCATATAACTTTTCATACATCCAACATTCCACATATTACATGGTTTATCATATAAAGCTGTCATTTGATACTTTACTTGCCGCATCATATTATCTTCAAAACCTGTATGCACATGGCCGTAGAGATGGTAGCTTCCGTAGTAGTGATCCTTAAAGCAAGGAATTGGATAATGGCACAGAACTATAATCTTATCGTCGCCAATATCAAGTTCCTTGTAATCGGTAATCTCGCAGAATCTACTCTGTAATTCCTTATTCTTTAATAACTTGCCATCATGATTTCCCTTGATTAGATGTATATGCCCATTCAGATTATTAAAAACTTCTATAGTTTTTGTTGTGTTGTACCACGAAATATCTCCAAGCAGGTATACATCATCATCAATTTCTACTGTATTATTCCAGTTTTTTATAATTGTCTCGTCGTTCTCTTCGATTGATTTAAAAGGTCTGTTGTCAAATGCCATGCAGTTTTTATGTCCAAAATGTAAATCTGATATAAAATAATTCATCTTTTCACCTCGCTTTATCACATTCATTGAAATCTAAAAGCATCTTATATTTATATTCTCCAAATCTTTCTTTCCAACGTTTCTTTATTTTTTCTATGTTCCATTCAAAAGGAAACATATGATAATTGATCAAGAAGCAACAATTCAGCAAATCGTCATAACTCCATGTTTCTGGCATATTTATCTGGGATAAGACAGAATAGCTTCCATATTCAGCATGTCCATAGTAATGAGCAATTCCATCATCGTCGAAAATCTGAGTAAACAGCTTACCTAAATCATGGAGTTCTGCGCCTGTTACAAAGCCATCAAAAAATTCGTCGCAAACGTTAAAATATTTTCCAAATGAATTACACGAACTAATGCAATGATTCAGCAAATCCATTGTATGAAACGGCGTTTTTTGATCGTAACCACGCATCATTTTTAAAAATTCTGTTTTTGTGTAACGCCGATACCATTCTGCACCTCTCGAAATAATGATTTTATCGAATCCTTCTTCGTAAAATGGCACCTGAAAACGCCTAATTTGCGCAGACAAAACCTCTTCTGGAACAGGGTGTTCTCTGTTTAAATTGTCCTTTTTGCACTGGACAAATGGTTTTGCGGTGATATAGCAGATTTTATCGATATCTAATCCATTGACATTATTCATGATTGCTCTTCGCGCTTTCAAAGTTAAGTTGGTCGCATCAGCTATCACATTCCTTTTATTCTCCAAGTTGCGACGAATCTTATCATGAAAAATACGAAATACTTCTTCGTTATGTTCCTGATCCGCATAATTTCCGGTCAACTCTTCACGAATTGAATTCGATGACGCAATTACTGTGTTGGTATTTTCTTTTGCGATCTGAGCGGCAACAGTAGACTTCCCGCTTGCTGAAAGCCCCACGAGCAAAATTAGCTTAGGTATATAATTCTGGATATTGTTCATATAAATGTGCCCACCTTTTCCTATGTCGAATTCTTGATATTTCTGTATTAGAAACGTCATATATTTTTCTTATATCAGAATATTCCTTTCCGTCTTTTATCATTTTTAAGATATTTATAACATCTTTCTCCTTTAATTTTGATGTTGGCGATTTCTCACCTTGTTTTTGACTTCTAAATAATTCAATGTATTCTTGGCTCCATTTATTATGTGGTAAATTACTTGCAACCTTTTTGGCTAATTCTGGCGACATTTTCCTACCTAAATGCCATTGCCTAATTTTTTCTCTAGCTTCTTTAGTATGGTGCTTCCCATAAAAATGATTATCTTCACCTCTTCTAATTTCACTATATTTTCGTCTTGTTTCTTCAGATATTTTTCTTCCTAAATGCCATTGTCGCAGCTTCTCTCTTGTTTCATCGGATACAGGATATCCACATGGGCACTCAGCATAAGCACTGATATTATATCCTTTTTTATCATTATAGGATTCAAAATAATCCATCCATGCTTGCTCTGCATCAAATAATTCTTCTATATTATCTACAATCTCTATAATTCCAAACTCAAAATTATCTTCTCCATATTTGTTCCAAGATTTTTGTAAATGTTTATTATGATGTCTATTACTATTCAATTGCCATGAGTGGTGCTTTATTCTATTAGAAATATTCTTCGAAGATCCTATATACAACTTATTGTTCAGAGTATTTCTAATATAGTAGATGCCACTAATTATCTTTTTACTTTGTAAAATATTATCTTTATCTATAATTTTAAATCGTCTCCTCGAATAACTCTTCAGCTTCTTCCATATCAGGCACATCAGATGTATCTTTAGCGATCCCCTCAATTACCTTAAATTCAAACACCTTATCCTTATAAGCTGTAAACGTCGATCTGTTATCGATGCGAACAACAACACCTTCGGCAACATGCGTCTTTCCAATCTCGTCGGCTGGCATATTACTGAGATATTTGTTCACCCTTTCTTTTAGATCTTCTGGTGTTGTATAGATAAATTTCTCCAAATCCGGCACATGTTTAACTCCGAGCTTATCGCACCACACTTTTACGGTTTCCCAAGGCAATTCAACCACCGTTCCGTCCGCTGTAGTCGCAGTCATTCTGTACACATACATATCCGATTCTCCTGGCTTGCATCCGTATGAAAATGTCGTCGTATCTCCGAATTTCTTTACAAATTCCTTTTCTTTTACGCCTTTATTGGACACTGAACCCATAATAGGAGTTGTTTCATTTACGTATCCAACAATCTCATAAAACACCTCAAACCCTTCCGGAAGATTGTCTTTCAGCAAATCATGGCATTTTTTTCTGAATCCGTTATCCGAACAATATCCATCATTCGCATTTATATCTTTTAACACAACTCTTCTACTTCCGGACACAACAGAAACTTCTCTTGTGATCTTTGGTTCCATATGTAAAAATCTTCTTAACTTATTACTCTTCTTCGTAATTTTAACCGTCTTCATGGTACGAGCAGATGTGCCGTGCAACTTGCGCGTAATATAAATCGTATCTCCAGGTCGAAACGCTGACATATTATATGCCAATTGATCAGTATCTTTGTGTTCTTCGAAAAACGGATAGGACACCGATTCCTTCGATTTTTTCTTTTTCTTTTTTGATCCCGTTTCGACAGGGTGATTATTCCTCTTTCCTCTTGGAACATATTTCTGACAGATTTCATGACCATCCAGAACCGTGATTTGATCACCATCTTTTAATTTTGAAACATCTGTATATTTGGATAGTGTTTCGATCGGCAACACAAGCCCCTCGGATTTTTCGCCTCGAAGACGAATCGCCGTCACATTTCTTTTTTCAGGGTCCATATATCCGCCAATATTATTCCCGTTTTCATCTTTTACCCTGACAAGATTATTGTCCGTTGCGTATTCCAGCGATAACTGTCCATCGGACGGGAAAAATACAACCTTCTGACCCTCGTAATAGTTCAAATCCACAATGACGTTCTGCCCAAACACTTCGACGCATTGCAGCCTGTCAGCATTAGTATGCTTTCTTAAACCTTTAATTGTTGTGATATAAGCACAATACATAAGTTCCTCTTACCTTAGTAAGTAGTGCGCACTTTATCCTATAGGAACTTCTTCTAATTTTTCCTTTCTTTAATTATTCTCAACTGTGATTTTTGTCGTGAAATTTCACATAGACTTTTTATAGAATTTCAGATATAACAAGCTTTGCCCAAGGGAATACAAGTCAGAGTCCTTTATATACGAAATAATATTTCACATTGGCATTTATATTATTTCTGAAGGAGGTTCTGCCTATGGTATCAGATATCGCAACTGTAATTTCTTTCATGTGTGTAACCGCATTAAAATTTGTTGACCCTATTACTCTGACTTGGCTGCCGAAATAACAATCCCCATCCTCGATTATTATTATGAATTCCTACGAATTCACCCTAAAATTTAATCTTCTAGTTTGTTACCTTTTGCTTCATTACAAAGCTTACACATTGTTTGATAGTTGTTAATATCATCAGCGCCACCTTTTGAATGTGGTAAAATATGATCTTTTGTCATTAAAATTTCTGTGCCGTTATCATCAACTGCATACAAATTCAGATGATATGCTTTGTCTTGCAAATGTCTTTCTTTTGCAAAATATCTACCTTCAATTCCACAAACCACACACTTGCAACCTTTTGTAAAAAACGTTTGGTATCTTTGACTGTTACCTTTGATCAAATCTCCATCAAAATCAACCTTTGCGTTTCTCTTATCTTTTTCAAATAAAACATCTCTTACTTTATCTTTGACTTCATCGATGGAATATACTTCTTTGCGAATCAAGTCCTCGCGTTTTGATTTATTCATAGCGACATCTTCTTTATTTTTATTGTCACATCCATTGCACTGACCTGATGCAATTCTTCCTTTTACAAATTCTAATGATTTTCCCATAATTCACCTTCTTGAATGAAACGTGGTTTTCCTACTGATTTATTCTCCTGGTTTTGTAATTACATTATTATATTCTCTGTTTTATTATGAAACTTTTTGCTTGCTTCTGAAAATACATCATAGATACTTCTATATCCACCATCATTATTTTGTATATCTGTATCGAATAATTCTTTAAAGAATACATTAAATGCTTCTAATTGTTCTGATTCTGACGCATTTTCATCTGCATTTATAATCCTTATTGCTCTGTCTAATTCCAATAGGGCACCTCCTCAAGAAACCAAAATTTCTTACTTTAACAGCATATAGATTGCATATGGATAGTAAATATAATCCAAAATCAAGCTAAATAATAACTGGAATCTATGAAACTTATAATCTTCAACATTGTAAGAAGATGCATTCCCAATTTCACAAATGTTTACGAATAAGTGCCATAAACAAGTAAATACCTGCAAGGCAGACATAATAATAAATTCGGTTGTCCCAATCTTATTGCCTAACACTGCGTAGAAAATAATGAAAAACAGTTCAATTAAGAATAGAAGGAAGATGGTTGTGCCTCGCGCTTCAGCACTATAAGGTTTACCACCACTCCGGTCTTCATCATTTTTTAACAGCTTAATCATCTCGTTCTTCCATAGTGTTTTACTTAATGATCTTGGAGTATTCTTTACTCTCAAAAACGCCAAAACAAATAAAATTGCTAATACTAAAATCTTCATATTATAACATTTCCTTACCTTCTACACTTAACACTGCCGCCAGCATCAATATCTCCTGATACATTTTCACAAGTTACTGAGCCACCTGCATCTATATCCCCTTTAACATCTCCATTAACTTCACAACTTCCGCCACAATCAATATTTCCTGAATTGCCGTGAACTTCTACCGATCCGCCGCAATCAATTTTATTTACATCTCCTTCGATGACTACCTTAATATCACCACTGCTACATTCCTGAATAGTCTTACCATCTACAATTACTTTTCCATTATTGATGACTACATTACTTCCTGAATAAGTGATAGTTTTGCCATTAATCGTAATTCTGTTCACGATCTTGTCCTTTCCTTATGTTTATTCTCTTATTTACTTGTTGCTTTAATATGGATTGACTTTAATAATTTCTTTTCCAACCTTTTCGGCATACTTAACACAATTTGCAGTACCACCTTTTGTACCATCCCAAACTGCAATTACCTTATCTGCCAAATCAACCATATATTCGTTTCTTTTCTGCATTAGCCAAGGCTTATATTCTTCATCAGATACCAACCTCACTGTATCTGCTTTGGAAAGAATATCGTTATATTGGTCAATACTTTCCTTAATCCATTTACAAGAATGATTCTTACAAGGAATTGCACAATGTAATTTAATGTCATAACCTTCGTCTTTGAGATCTAATACTGCCAATGCAAATACTGTATCAACTCCAAGAGCCATTCCTGTAATCGCTTCTGTACAATTATTCTCTTTTAAGATGTGTTTAAATAATCCTTTTAAATTCTGCCATCGCACATCAGAAAGATTATACCCATATAACTTATTTGGTCTGTGACCTGTTACACATATTTTCATAGAATTTTCCTTTCCTTTATTGACTTATGCTACTAAATTCGGTATAATATATCTTCACAGTATATTTTAAAAGGAGTTGATGTAGAATGTTTATTCATTCTGTAGAATGTCCTCATTGTGGAAAATTTGTCACACATAACTGGTCTGAATATATTATAAGTTCTGATGTGATTGATGAAGATCGTGGCATGGGAACTGAAACTGAACATTCCATTGAATGTGACGAGTTTGAGTGTCCAGAATGTCACAAATTATTTAGTGTTTCTGGTTCTGTATGGGAATATCCAGAAGGTGCATATAATTACCACGAATTACATACTTCACCAATTGAATAATATTTATATATAAGAGGCACTTCATAAGTGTCTCTTATATATTATAAATCACATGAAATATCGCATTTATTGGATTAAAAATTCCATATGTACATATTCTCTTATTTTTAATTATCTATTAATATTTTCACAAACGATTGGTTCACATACAAATGCACATAATTCACATGCTGCTTTAACAGCTTCTTTTGGAGATGCACCCATATATAAAGCACCACTTGCATAATCTTCGCCAGCCCCAATAGTATAAAAATCATCAATTTGGAAAACTAACATTCCTTCAATTGCAAAAGCCTTTCCTTTATAGGCAATTATGTATGGATTTTTAAGATTATTATCGCCAGTTAAATTATTCTTCCATCTACGAAACTCAATAATAAAATCAAGTACACCTTTTTCATCCATGTCTTCGATGGTATGAGTTTTCATATAATGAAACAACAAACTAATCTCATCTGAATTGCCGCAACCACCAATAATCATGTCGTTATATTTCATCATTTTAACAATTTTATTCTGCGCGTTATTAATCTTCGTCCATCCTTTTACAGCGATAGAGTCTGACGCCATTTCAATTTTATCCTTGTATACCTTGCAAGCTACTACGCTCATTTGTCTCTCCTTTATGTGCTATATTTTATATACTATTTTTTATGAAACATCACTTCTAGTGCGTAGTTTTCTTATAGTCCTGCACTAAATTTCCACAACAAAGTGGTAATTCAGCCTTTGCAGCTACATCAACAACCACCTTTAAACCACAACTCTCTACCTTTTCTTTAATCTTATTCATATTCTCCCAATTCCACTGGATTGCATCTTCAAGACCATGCTCTTTTGTTGCAGTTGTTATGTTGAGCGGCGTGATCTTGACGCAGAACACATTTGGATCAAGACCATATAATTTATTTGGGTCAAGTTCCCAACCGGCTCCACAAATAAAATTCAAAGTGATGAGTCTATTATTATTTGGCATATTATTAAATTCTCTCTTCATCTCTTCGATTGTTACAACATCTGCACCACCAAATAAATATTTTCTCTCATCTTCATTCGTACTATTTGTAGAAATCTGAATATGCATAAATCCATCAAGATATTCTTTAACAGACATAACTTCTTCTTTTAATACATCAACCGGACTCTTGCCAAATACCTTTACTTTCGGAAGAATTGTGTTATAACAAGGCAAGAATGTAAATCTTTCACGATATGTCTTCATATCTTTCATAACTTGTAAAATATTTTTCCAATTGTACTGTGGCTCACCCATGCGGGCAAAACCAACCTTGATTTTGTCGCTCTTAGTAACCTGTGGATGCTGATTAAATACAAACTCAAGCTGTTCCCACATTTCTTCCGTTGACAGATTTCCATGAAAACCTAATTCTGGAACTAAACAAAACTGACAATGTTGTGGACATCCGTACTGTGTACTAATTGCTGTCAGCCATTTTTCTTCAAAAGGAACAAGATTTTTCTTAATCAGATTGACATCATCAGTCATGATAATTTCCTGAGATTTTCCTTTTGTGTTTACATCCTGCATTGAAGTTGTTTCAATATAGAAATTCTTCTCCTTGTTATAAAGTACGTAAACACTACCGCTTGGATAAGCATATTCCTTTACTAATTCAAAATGTTTCATTTTTAATTCTTTCCTTTGTTTCATACAAAATTTTATAAGCAGCACTCAGGCCAGCTCTATCATCAAGCATTATGTTGTAATAGATTTTGTTGCCAGTAAAAGGAATGTAATGCGGAGACTGATTTATGCAATCAACATTAATTCCGACCTCTATACATTTATTCTCCATAAATTCGTATTTTGATTCGTCACAACACGTACTAAGAATCAATGTACATCCCATACTCTTACATTCTCTCAACAAAGATATTACTTTGTCATATTTGTATCCTTTGTTGTAATAATCAAAAACCGTATTATCAAAATCAAACGCAATAATTATTCCATTATGTAACTTCCAATTTTCAACCAGCCGGTCTATACACACATCATCATTTAAATACGGATCAACCACAATACTGTTCGATTTCTTCATATTTATTCATCCATACTTTTCTATCATTTTCTGTATAGCCAAAGAAATATGGATAAAGCTTATTGTTAGTTGTGAAATAATAATGATGATATTCGCCATCTGGCAAGAACATAACGCCTGAAACGTTGATAGAATCTTTGATTTTCAAGAAGTTCTGATATGCATTTTTGTTGCCAAACATTTGTCTGAATGTAATCTGCTTTACACCAATGTTGTGCATTTTGTTTATGTAATCGAAACAATCTTCTGTGGTCATTCTCTCATTTAACACATTAACGACTCTTAGATTTGTTGTTTTCTCAATCTCAGGAAGAATATTCTTCAATCGTTCTATTGCTTTTGTATCGTACGCTTCAATACTCAAAGCGATCTTCCTAAATTTCTTTATCAACTCCATATCATCAGGAAGGATACGAGTATGTATATCCAGCTTCTTACCGTATTTATGAGCAAGTTCATATACCCGATTGTAGAAGTCAATATTTTCTTTCCAATTATAAAACGGATCTCCACCGCCTGATAGATTTACGGTTGGTGCATCAGATTCAGAAATACATTTTTCTAAATATTCCCAATCTATTTTATCTTTATCTGTTACTGCATTTTGTAAAATTGGATGATGTTTTGTAATGCAATATTTGCAGCGACAATCACATCCAAAGTTTGTTATCACAGTAAAGCCCCTATTCTGCTCCGTATACATACTTTTTGTCCTTTCTTAATTTTTATATACTATATATTGTAGTTTTTAACTTACCACACCGCTAAATACCCTCCGAATGATTTCTTCGTCGGTCATTGTTTTTATTTTCTCGATCGTCTTTTCAACGATGGATCGTGAGCTAACTGGAATTCCAGCATCCTCAATGATGATATCTTCTACGTCTACTGATTCATCTTTGTAACCGCCGGTTGCAAGCCTAATAGTTTCCGTCATGATGCAGTTCGCCGCATCTTCGTCGTGAAGTGTGAAAAACCCTTTTTTGAAGTTGGACTCAGGATAATAACATCGAAAACGATTAGTTTCTGGATCGTACATCCAAAATTCTTCAGACCACCAGCCGCCAGAATAATCTTCGCACTTATTTCGGTATTTCACTCGAACCTGTTTGCCATTCTTCATAGCTGTCACATATATATTCTCCATCTGGAACCATCCTCTACTTGGCAATAAGATTTGAATCGATAATTGTAAAATTGCATCTGTGAACATAAAGAGGAAGTCCATCGATCATGATTTTTGTCGTTTTAGGCAGATTTTCTTCGACTTCCCAAGTAACATCGTTTCCCATAAATGCTCCAATGTTGTATCCATCCTGAGACTGGATAAGAATCAGCTTCTGTCCATGCTGACCTTTCTCACGCATGTCATACCACCAATTTTTCAACCCATAATATGTACCAATCGGTCTGCCGCTCACAGATACGTCATAGCCATCTTCTCTTGATGCCTCTTTTGTGTTCAATTCATTTGGAATATCTAGCATTTCCAAACGTGTATCCTTAAATAACACGCTGCTGCCACACGATTGAACATAATTTTCATCAATGCCGATCGTGACGACGGAACTTGTCTCATACCAGCTTGTCCAACTGCCATCCGTATTCCAGCCCCATTGCTTCACTTTATTTGGTTCGATTGTGAAGCTGTTGCCGGTAAAGTTCAGAAAATTATTCCCCAAATTATCGTACATCAAAGCCTCATATGTTACTGCAACCGTCTCTGCTTCATTTGCAGAAACAGCCACAGTAGATCCGTCTCCACATCCGACCATTGCAAGTGTAAGACCTAAAGCCAACACAATTCCTATAAATTTATTCTTCATTTTCACCTCAAAAATAATTGTAATTAGGAAATATTCCGTTTAAACATTCATCATCTTTTAAGACCACTCGAAGAAACTACATCCTACGCGTCCGGGTATCCACGCCTTGTCGTCACTTGGTTTCGGCTTTAAAATATCCAATGGCAATCGTTTTTTACCTTCGCACATTGAATGATATCTACAGCAGCTGCATGTGTTTTTTTCATACTCTCGAACCCGTTCATCATATGATTTTCCCTCATATTCAGCCATCATATATTTGTACAGTAAATCAGACATTTCCTTCTTGTCCTTTTCTGCGTATTCATACTTTGTTTTATATTCTCTAAGTTTCTGAATTTCTTCTAACAATTCATCTAACATATCATTCCTCATTCAGACCGCTTTTGTTCTGGTCATTCTCAATTTCGCCTTGTTACGCGGTTTCCAAAAAATCATCAATGCTCATATGACCAACCGGACAATCCATCGTATTTGAGTTTACTGCAATCTCAAGGGTTTAGAGACAATTGAATTGCCCAACAGTTGTCTTTGTATTTACTTATTCTCTTATTTCAAATAACTTTTCTACTGCTTTAACTCGCTTTGTATTGTCAATCGTTCTCTTAACTTCCTGTTGCCAAATACATTCCCATCCAGAAGGAGCTTCATGCTCACTGACTAAGACAATATTTTTCTCGCTCATCTTCTCAGCCCAATTCCAGAATCTATCATAATCAAAGTTCTTACTTGATCCATATTGTTTCGTGCCCTTATAAGGAATATCGCAATAAAATAAGCAGTTAGCTTTGTCAGAATATAACTCTTCATAATCTCCACATTGGAACTGAATATCTTCTAAACTTGGAATCTGCTCTAACAAATTTCTCTTAGCTTCATCATAATAATTTCTTTCAGTTCCAGCTTTCGTATGTACAACACCTGAGTAACCGCCATCAAAGAATCTTCCGTTATAGCTTGAGAGAAAACCAACCGCTCCAATATACCAATCAGGATATGCGGATAATCCTTTGTTAAAGCACTCTCTTACATCTGAGTAATGCTCTTTTGTAATAAATTCTGGGAGATTTTGAATCTGATTTAGATTCTTGAACATTTCAATAAGATATTTATGATTGTCAGAAGCGATTTTTATATTACATTGAACTTTGTCGATTACATTACAGCCGCCGCAAAATGGCTCTATATATGTTTTGATATTATAATCTCGCAATCTTTCTTTAATAATCGGTAAAATATTATCAACTATACGAGACTTTGAACCCATATATTTCATTAATTACTTGGAGTAAGGAATTCCTTCTTGTGTACACGAACCTCGTCTCCTTTCATTATTCTCGTTTTTAATACAATGCTTCCGACATTGAATCTCCAAGTCTTACAAGATTCGCTATTTCCTTATCAGACATAGAATTAATTTCTTCAATCGAAAAAGTCTCTTTGATTGCAAAATATGAATTATACCAATTTTCATCACATCCCATACTGTTTCTCGCTGTTGTCAATGCTGGTTTCTTAATATATTCTAATATTTTTTCTTTCTCGGTCATTTTTCTCTCCTTTATAATCAACTAGCCTTTTATTTCCAACTTCAAAAATGTCCCTGCACTTCTCGAAACATATGTAATTTCTACCTGTATTCAAAGCTGCAACTGCAGTTGTACAACTTCCTGCACATGAATCAAGAACTAAATCTCCTGGATTTGTGTAGGTTTTGATAAAATACTCACACGCTTCAACAGGTTTTTGGCACTGATGCAAACTGCTTTTCTGAGTATCCCACTTTAACCGCAGAACATCTCTTGGATATCTTTGTGTGCTACCACCGCCTGAAATACCGATCTTTGTAGCACCATAACAATTACCATCTGTCGTATGCTTTGTATAAGAATGAACAGGCATATGTCCTTCTGTCATTTGTGGATTGTAAGTAGGGAGTTTTTTATAGAAAATCAAGACATTTTCGTGTGCCTTCATAGGCATTTTCTTAGCATTTAGATGACCAGTTGCTTTGGTCTTTTCGATAATCCATTCATAGCGATATAGCTTTTCATTGCTACAAGCGAGTTTCTTATCAAATGGTGATTGCGCCCATAATGCAATACAACCATTATCTTTGATGATTCTCTCATACTGTTCCCATAACAGCTCGAATGGAATTAACACATCCCATGAATTCTGGGTTGTTGAAAACGGAAGATCCGTGAAGATAAAATCGACCGACTTATCATCGATCTTTTTCATTCCTTCAAGGCAATCTTCGTTGTATATTTTGTTAATCTCTAACAAATGGTATCACCTGCCAATCTATTTTTGGCAACTTCAAACCACTTTTGATCCTGTTCGATGCCAATGAACTTTCTACCAAGTTTCAGTGCAGCTTCGCCAGTTGTTCCACTACCCATTGTAAAATCAAGTATTGTGTCACCTTTATTTGTCCAAATTGTCACGCATCGTTCCATCAACTGCAATGGTTTCTGCGTTGGATGTCCATTTCTTTCAGAACTCCACGGAACTATAGGCGAAATATCGTACCAAACATTTGTTAGTGCTCTATTTTCTTGACCATTCTTTTTGCCTAAACCACCTGTTTTCTTTGGAATATTGGAATAAATTTTTGTATATGTAGGATTATTGCCCTTGCAATACCAAAGAATATCTTCTCTTGTTGAAACAAAATTTTTATTTGCGCCGCGCCCTTTAATACGATCCCATGCAATCCAATTCTGAATTTGAAAATTTTCATCAAGCAAAGATATTGTTTTTACTACATTTGACCAACCCTGAAATAAAATCAGATTACCATTTTCTTTCAATAACTGATAACATAACTTAATCACAAGAGGCATATCAAACTCTTTATCCCAATCAGCATAATTGATTACATACGGAGGATCACAAATGATCGCATCCACCGTGACTCCATCACCAATCAATTGTTGCATAATTTTAAAACAATCATCATTGTAAATTTTATAATTTTCTTCCATTTCTTACTCAGAGCAAATCCAGATTTAATGCTGCAGCAAATCTCACGCTCCTTTCAATGTATTATTTTCCAAAGAAAACTTCGTATTCTTAGTAATCGCTAATCAATATTCGCAATGCTTTCTACAAAGCAGTTGTAATAAATATATCTCTTTCCATCAAAGTCAAACTTGACATATCCACCATTATTTATTTCAATATCAATCTTGCCCTCGTATGTTGCAAGTTCTTTGCCGTCTGCCGTGTATACAGTAATTGTTCTCTGCATACCACCATTCACATCGCTCTTTATATCTGTCACCATTCTGTTCCACGATGCACAGCCAGTCATTCCAAAACATAATGCTAGTCCTAATACAACTGCCAAAATTTTCTTCTGCATATGATTTACTCTCCTTTACTATATCCAGTCTCTTTAAGGAACTCATCAAATTCCTCATTCATATCAGTTTTGTTCTGGCCATTCTCAATCCTCTACGTCACGCACTTCTAAAATCACAAAAACTGCAAAAGCAAAAACAAGCGCAATTAAAAAATATTCCATTCAGATCTCCACCTCCTCACATTTTAAGACCATTTAAAATATCCACAACCTACACTTCCAGGTATCCAATTTTTATCACTTCGGATCGGTTCCAAAATATTCGCCGAGAAGCCCGTCTCCTTTCAATTTTTATTTAATCGTCTCGACGCTACTTACTTATTACTGTTGGTGGACATTACGCTCCACCATTTGCACCTGACGGTGCAATTTAAGATTCTTCGGATTAAATACACAAGCCGGGGCAACCCCAAAGCTGCTGTACGCATAGTGGCTGTACAGACAACCGTCCGTACTCACGTGGCGAACGTAGTGACCGCCCCCGGCGTCTGAGATATACCAAGGTGTGCAAGTCCACATCCATTCAGGGAGAAGTGGAACGTGCTTACGGTACTTTCTGTATTCATCACAACTCAGGATGAAAACTCTATCTGTGACTGTGCCGTAACGGTCATCTCCGTTGTCGGCTACCAAGTCAACCTCATGAGGAATAAGATTATCCTCACCCAACACAGGAAGCAATTCATTGAGCAGTTTTCTACGCAGGCTTGACTTTGCGTAGTTGTTGCAGCCGTCATCGTCGAATCTATATTCTTTATTGTTCCAAGTAGATGTCATAACTGCCAGAACACCGCCGTCCACGTTGTTGTCAAGAACGATCCATTCAAAACCCCTGAAGTCGAAACGCTCACCTGCGCTTAATACACCAATGTTTTCTTCTCTCATGATTAACTCCTTCATTTAATTTCATAAATAATCTTAGGCGCGTCATTCGAAATTGGAACAACGTAGATAGTTTTGTCGTCATCCTTGGATTTTTCTGGAATTCCAATTACATCAATATCACACCCACAATCATTTGCCACCTTTTTTAAATTCTCAATTTCAGGTTTGAATCGCAACGGAACTATTATAATAAGTTGCAGAGACGTTGAAATGGACTTTACGCCTTCAATTACTTTCATTAATTTTTCTTTTTCAGATTTCATTTTATATTTCAACCTTTACTTCCGTTTATTTTGCACTCTATTATTTAAACCGCTTGTTATCGATCTAGTATCCAAATCAACGAAAAATTAGTTTCAAGCATTGTTTCTTTCCTTTAAAACGTGCCATACTTTCAGATTTCCCCAACCGTAGTCGTCCTCATCGTCTTCTACAACTGCAAGACCACGATCTTCGAGCATTTTTGCAACTTCGAGCATTTCAGAAAAATCTCCGCAAGCACGAATTTCTCCAACTTTTATCAGCTTTCCCAACTTCATACAATTACTCCTCTACCCAATATCTAAATGCAAGCGGACATCCATCTTCTAAATATCCTCCGACACACACGTTGTCATCTGCATTTCCAGTCCAGAGAGAACATCCATATTCTCTATATCCCGTATCGTTTTCATAATACGTAGTCTCACAGTATGAACAGTTTTCATAATCTACTTCGTAAATTTCTTCTTCCATATCTTTTTATTCTCGTTTATCCGCAATACACTTGATATTGTTTTCAAGTTTTCGATAAGTCTCATTTGCATTTAGAATATTAAGGACGGTGGCTGATAACATATTTTTCGTAGAATTGTCAAAAGCTTCCTTCATGGCGCAATTTACCTGTTTACGAATGCCATCTGTAAATTCGTCTACGGCTTTCTTAATTTCCTCGTTGAAATCAAATTGACTTTTAATATACTCTTCGAACGTTACATTCTTATATTCGCTATTATATTTAGCCGCCTTAACCCTAAGAGAATTTGATTCAAGTTTTTCTTTGAGCTTCTTTTTGATATACTCCTCAACAGTGTATTCGCGCACCTCAGAGTCGTCCCAATAACCGCCACCAATCTTAATTTTGGTGTTTGCAATATACTCATCGACAAATCGCTGAAAATTTTCCGAAACCTTGTCTTCAATTGCGCCTTTGGCTACTTCTTCCGCCATTTTCCTTACAACATTATCGACTTGGTTTCTCACAACAGTCTCAATATTTTCCTCGATGGAATTCTGCACAAGATTCTCTAAATTCTCCAGATCAATAGTAATTTTCATATTCACTCTCCTTTGTTATATTCACTCCAATCAATCAGAACATACTGTTTAAAAGACGGGAAATAGGTAGTTGCTCCATATTGATCTTTACACCACGCATCAAGCAATTTTTGCAAAGATCCGATATCACATTGGTCATAAGCGTCTTCATGCAAATATTCGCAAGCATCAGCCGTAACATCTGCTGCGTCGATATGTATTTTCTCAACAGAAGTTACCCATAATCTCACAGGTTTTGTGTACACTTCCTCATCCATATAGTTTGCTGCATAATCGTCAAAGAAGTCGCCAATTGCGTCGTAATACTTGTCAAATTCCTCGCAGTAAAGCATTGTGTCTACATCTTTTTCATCAACTGCTACTGCCTTAGAAACTTTCTCATTCCACTCCTTTATTCTCTTTTCTTCATCAGCTTTCTTCTGTCCTTCGCAGTCGCAATGCAAATACGATTGATTCACATATGGTTTGCCACAATACGGACACAATCTTTGTACGCCGTTAAAACATGACTGACAAAATGACAGGGCCTGATGTTTATATGGGAAAAGCATTTTTCGCCCAATCTCAGAAGTATCGCCTTTGATTCCATATACGTTGTTTGTCAGTTTCATGCCAATGCCATTACAAACAGGACAAATCCTTTCATGTTCTGTTAAATCTTTGATGAGAATTTTAGGGAATGTTTTCTGAATCGCTTCGTAAAGATTTATTTCTTCTCTGTGTGTTGGATTACTCATTTACTCCACCTTTCTTCACAATATCAACAGCATTGTCTCTTACGATCAAATTGTGATTCATCATAGTTCCATCGCCAATGTCTATATTTGCATTGAAAGTCCATTCATCTAATTCTTTTATAACTTTGTCTACATCATAAGCACATTTCTGGTTTCCAAGAATTTGCATCACATCTGACTTTCTTACAAAGCCCATTTCAGATGGCAGCTTGGACAATTCTTTTCGCAATACTGTTTTATCAATTAACTGCCCCATATGGTCATTCTCCTAAGTCATTAAATTCTCTACCGTATAAAATATTACCAATCGCAGATTTACATTTTTCTAACGCATAACAATATGCATTTTTCCTGACATTATCTTCTACAGAAATTGCTCGTTTCTCATATTCACAATCAATTTCCTTATCTATTTCTTCAACAAATCTTTCCAATCGTTCAACAATAGTAGAATTATCAAATAGATTTACACCTGTTGGCTTGCTGATACTCTGAATATATTTATTAACAGATTCATGCTCTTCTTTTGTAGCTTCTCGCATTGAATATTCAAAGGCTCTCAATTCATCTTTGCTGAGCCACTTTACATAAGCACCACAATCATCACAATACAATCCTGTATTATTACCTTTTACTTCTGTATGAAGTGCAACGCTTCCACACTTTCTACAACAGTTCTGATACATAATTTCTCCTTTCTGACAGACTATTCGAAGATATTCTCTACTACTTTCAACTTGATCTCCTGACTAAATTTAGATCCAGCAGCTTCCGGATGTCCACCACCGCCAAATAAGCTTGCTACATCTTTTCCAAGATCAATATCTTCTTTAACAGTTCTGTAAGAAACAGTACAGCCGTCAATATCAATCATTGCCACATAATCAATTTCAGGATGCATCTTGCAAAGCCGATTTCCTAATTCGCTAACATATTTATCAGCAAATACAAATCCACAAACCTTACCGCACACTGTATTTGCGAACATTGTCTTATCTTTTTCTTCGATATATCTGTCAATCTCATCCTGCTTTATTTTTAATACAACTTCATCTTTTGCATATAATCTTGGGAATACTTCATCATGAATTTCAGAAATGCACCAACGAACAAAATCATCACGTCCATAAAGATATAATAAATCATTGACCTGCTTGCAGATAATTCCGTCATCACCGAGAGTTGACCATCTCCAAGTGTCATAGTCTCTTACTAATTCAGCAAATCTCTCTAACGCTTTATTATTATCTAACTCTTCACTCAGACAACCATTCATACCTAACCAATGATAAAACAACATAGTTCCCGATGTTTTAATTCCTTTAGAATCTTCGATAACTACATCACACCAATCATACTTATTTAATCCAAGAGCTGTTGGGTGATGGTCTAATAACTTGACATTGCCTCTCTTATTTAATAATTCGGCAGTTTCTTCATTCACACGAATATCAGTAATATAAATTGGAATTGTGTTATCCTGCTCCGTTCCCAAGTATTCTCTTACACTTGAATCAATATTGTCATAATCACAATATGAAATTTCTACATTATCTTTACCAAATGCGAGTTGTGCCAAAATACCACAGCCGATTCCGTCAAGATCTGTATGCGAAAATAATCTAACCATTATAATTCTCTCCTAACTGCATCCATTCTTTTCTTTTGTCATCTTAACATATTTAAGTAACTCACTTTTCTCGTTTGGATACACACCTTCAATTACCAATTGTAAAAGACAATTCAGTGTATTTCCTATTTCTTTTCCTGGCTTATATCCAATCTCAATCAGATCCTTGCCATTGATAGCTAAATCTTTCAATGAGAAACATTCATCTTTCTGTAAAACTTCCTCTAAGATATTTTCGATATTGTCAATTTTCTGAAGCCTACTATCCTGTTCTATATATGCTTGTGCTTTAATATCTGCTCTACGAACATTCAATAGTCTTCTAAATTGTTCTTCTCCAATCTTGTTGAGCCATCTCTTGACATACTTTTCACCGACTTCAAAAGTTGCATCATGATAATAGACAAGCTGTACAACCTTTTCTCTTGTATCATTATCAAAACGAAGTCTTTTCATAATCCCATCTGTCATATCAGCACCAACTCTTCCATGCCCTTTAAAATGTCTGATACCATCTTCTCCGTCCTGATAACAATGTGGCTTCCCTATGTCGTGAAAGAACACTGCTAATGATGTAATTAAATCTATTGGATTTAAGTCTTCTTCACAATCACAAAAATATGCTTCTACTGCATGAATTGTATGTCCCCATACATCATAGATGTGATATGGATTATTCTGTGGAAAATCAAACATATCTTTTATTTCAGGAATAAACAATGATAATACATCACTATATAAAACCATCTGTACGCAAAAATCACTTGACGCAGCGATTTTGCAGAACTCACTATTTATCCTCTCAGCTGATATACTCTCTAAATTCCGATACATCTTATGCAAAACATAAGCTGTATTTGGTTCAAGAACAAAATTTAACTGAGAAGCAAATCTAACGGCACGTAAAATTCTCAAAGCGTCTTCAGCAAACCTATCTTCTGGTTTACCAACACACTGAATTTTGTGATACTTTATATCTTCCACGCCATTAAACGGATCTACAAGACCAACTTCATCATTGTATGCCATAGCATTAATTGTAAAATCTCTACGATTTAAATCCTCTTTAAGACTTTTTGTAAAAGTCACTTTGTCTGGTCTGCGATTGTCAGAATAATTACCATCAATTCTGTAAGTTGTTACCTCGTATGGTTCGCCATCAACGACAATGGTTATTGTTCCATGCTGTAAACCAGTTTCAATGATTCTTTTGTCCTTGAATATTTCAAGCGTCTCATCAGGTGTGGCAGATGTTGTAATATCATAATCATGAATTGATCTTTTCAAAATGCTATCACGGACGCATCCGCCAACTAAATATGCTTCGTATCCTTTTTCTTGGAATGTATGAATAATCTCATTTGCACCAGACGGAATTTCAATTTTTAATTGTTTCATGCAAATCCACCTCGATATGTTATATATATTATTATATTTTATGCACTATATGTTGTGTCCAAAAGAAATGCAAGATTCATTGCTCTCTAAATTTCTTACAATAATTTTCGATATTTTCAATACATCTATCACAAATTCTTACTTTATAATTACGTTTTCCTCTTACTGGTATCGTTCCGCTAAAACTCAATCCATTCATATCAGAACATTTTAGAGTAATTCCATCTTGATCACTGACCTGCCTACCGCATACATCACAAATTTCTACTACTGCCATATCTCGTTTACCTCATCATTAAAAAACACCGTCACTAATCATTTTATCCAGTGTTTTTTGCAAATCATCTGTATTACTACCTTCTTTTACTTTCATTAATAATTTTCTATCATTTCGATTAACCAGCAACTCAGTGTCCCATGTTCCAAACAAATTCCATACAATATTAAATGGGTTTTGCCACCAAGGACAAGTATCTGGCTCTGGTTTATAGAATCCATACTTTTTAAGATTATTCAGATCGTAATCTTCTCTGATTACATATCCTGTGAATGTTGTTATTTTTTCTGCTATTTTCCTCACCTCTTATCTTAAATTACCATTATTATCACGTCTAAATCGAACGTTTTAGAATTTGAAAATATATAAGGTTCATAACCGTTTTCATTGATAAAATTGTCTATTCTTTCATCCAACAAATCAAAATCAATTGTCTTAATTGAAAATTTATCTCTCATACAATTTCTCCTATCTATTCTCTACATAACTGTCAGGAACAACATCTTTTGCAATACTTACATACGGAGCCTCACTTCTATCATAGAAATTACAAGTTACATATAAACCTGTAATGTATTTCTCTGTGCCAAGAATAGAATCTGCATTATCAACAATATACTGTCCACATGCTTTAATTCTTTCAATCATTTCTTCTCGTCTGTTCTTGTTTTCTTCTGTAACGTCTCGTGTTATCATTTAATTATTCTCCTCTCTAATTTCCAAAGAACGATTTCGTTTACTTATATCTACGTTTTGTCGGGAATCCGGCAAAATCGGAATGGGCTGACCGGCTATGACACCAGCCAACCCTAAAAATCATTTATTTTTGCGCTTACCGACAATAAAACCAGCTGTAAAACATCCGAAGAGGACTAAGATAAAAACTCCAATATTTAGAACGATCATGCCGTAATTCCTCACTCAATGATCTTGAATGACACGTCTGTGCGTCTATTCATTGCTCTGTGCTCTTCTGTATCATTATCGACAACCGGATTGCTAGAACCATTTCCAACAACTACAATTCTGTCAACAGAAATGCCGTTCATGATGAAATAATTCTTGACCGCTTCCGCTCTCTGAAGAGACAGCTTTTTATTATACTCGTCTAACGGATCGGAGTTTGGATTCGGGTCGGTATTACCGGCGATCTCAATAATTGCACCGTCAAGAACCTTTGCGATGTTAATGAACTTATCCAGTTCTTCGGACGCACTCGCAGAATCAGAAAACTTCGCGGTATTCTTTTCAAAAGTTACAGATGCGGAACCGCTCAGAAGCGCCTGAGTATCCTCAATCGTCTGCTTATTCTCCTCTGTTACTTTCACAGTTTCTGTGTTAGATACTTCTGTTGTATTGAAGTTGTCCGCAATCGCATCGATATATGTATCGTCGAAAATTGCATCTACAAGGCTTGCATTCACACTTTCTCCAATAGAAGTCCATACGTTGCACATATCCGAATAAATCGTTTTTGCTGTACCATTCAGCAGATCAGAATTATCCTTCCATGTTGTCAGTTTTGCTGTTTTTGTGCTTGCAATAATATCTTCGTCAGATGCAGTGTTGAACATCGGCATTACTTCTCTTACGGCATCAAACTCGGTATCATACATAGAAGAAGCCTCTAATGCACCCTGAATAAACTTTTCCACAACATCTGGATGTGCTTCTGCAAATTCCTTGTCAAACAAAATGCCGTCCATTACAAGATTCGTAGAACTTGCCGTACTAAATAAAACATGTGCATCAGTCATATTCTGAGCCTGAGTCAGATAGGGTTCCCATGTAGCGGCCACATCTACCTGTCCGGCAAAGAACGCCTTTGCTGTATCATCGGCAGTGGAGAATAAAACCAGATTGTCAATAATCTCAGATTTCTGCTCATCAGACAGATCAGAATTGTTCACAAACCAAACGACTAGAGTCTGCGCTTCTGAAAATTCTGGAACACCAATCTTTGCGCCAACAAGATCGTTCACGGACTGAATAGAGGATTTTGCAATAATACCGTCGCCACCGTTGGAATAGTTTGTGATAAATGGCATAACCACTTCTTTTCCGGCATCAGTAAATTTCTGGGACAGGAATGCTGTTCTATTGATCGTATAACCTGCAGCATTCAGATCGCCTTTAATAAGAGCGTTGCTAGACTGTGTTGCGTCGTTGATGATATTGATGTTTACTTTGATACCAAGCTTATCGTAGATAGATCCGGGCTGCGTAGTTAATCCCTGGTTGCCATCGATAATGGACTTCCAGCCCGTCCATTCATCCAAAGACAGATTGATTGTTGTGTCTCCGTCGGTCTTTTTTGTAGAATTTTCACTGGATGGCGTTCCGGAATCAGAGGATGTGTCCTTATTAGCTGCTGCGACGGTTTCCTTCGCATCGCTAGAAGCGGCAGTCTTGGTCTTAATAAAACCAGTTTTCAATCCGGCAAAAACACCTCCGCCAATTAAAGCCACGATTAAAAATACGATTAGAATTTTCGAAGCCTTCGTAAGTCTAAATCTTTTACTCATTTCCTTTTTTCTCCTTATTTATTGTATTTTTTCTTTAAACTTTCTAAGTAGGCGTTGCTGCTATTTTTCTTGGCTTCAACCTCTGCTTTTGAAAGTTTTGTAGACATTTTGTTGTTGTGTACCACCTTAGAACCTTCTACAATCGCGTCGAGGTCCTTGTTTTTATCACGAACTGTATCCAACAGCTTATCTGTAGCCGTAACACTTTTCAGCTCGTCCATATCGTCGTATACTTCCTGCAACTGTTTTTTCACCTTCATGTTTTCAACTACTTCTTTGCTCTCGCGTTTCAGCTTTCTAAGATTCTTCTCGCACATTTCCTGCGCTTCTTTTGCTGTATTGGCGGCGTCTTCGTAAGCTTTAATCAGCTCCTTGTAACGTTCAATATCAGAAATAATTTCCTCATGTTCGTCCGCCTTTAACTGAGCCAGATCCATCTTATTAGCCTTTACAAGTGATTCACATTCCGATTCGACCTTTTCCAGCTTTGCTTTCAGATTTTTCATATCTCTCTGCGCATTACTCAGTTTCCCGGCAGCAATTCGATAAGCGTTATCCGCTTTGTTATATCTGTCCTGCGCCTGATCGATTTTTTCACTGTAAATAGCCGCAGCTCCCTCCGGAGTCGATGCCATATCCTTAATAAACACCCTTGTAATCCCGGAAAATAACGTTCTTGCTTCCGGAAACATGATGAAGATTAAAATAATGAGAAATACGACTACGGCAAAAATTAACTTTCCAAGTTCCACTTATTCCGCTCCTCCTTCAACAAATTTAATTAGTCCAGAAATTCTTCCGATCTCCGCATTGATAATAGTTTCAGAATCTTTCATTTCTGCTCTCTTATCCGAAACTTCTTTTTCTAGGCGTGCGATTTCCTTTTTATGATCCTCGATTTCAGAATCTCTATTGGAAATTTCGTCATTTCCATCGATCAGAATTTTTTCAAGAACACTTTTCAATGTCTCAACTCTTTTTTCTCCATCCAGATTCACATCTGTAACTGTAAGCCCGAAAACTCCCAGTGTAGCCAAAACTGATGTTCTTTTTGTTTCAGTAACCATCTCTTTTGGAAGGGAATTGATTAAGTCTTCAACTTTAAAAATCGACTTAGACTTATCAAGAAGTTCGTTTTGAGTGTAAACATCCTCAATAAGCGAATCGGTATTTACCGAATCAAGCTCTACCGGGATGGTTTCATCCTCAACATCGTAATCGCATTCTTCGTCCAATTTTTCTTCTGGAACTCGTTCAACAAAAAAATCTTTAAATCCCATCTCTGTCCTCCTAGACATTAAAATTTTATAATCAGGTCACACATTTTTTTGGCTTCTTCCGCACTATGCGTAACCATAATTATCGTATTACTCGTTTTTTGGTGCTGATCCATAATAAGATCCTGCATCCTACATCTCGTATCCACGTCTAACGCAGATAGCGGCTCATCCATAAGCAAAATTTCTGGACTCATAAACAACGTTCTGGCAAGCGCAAGTCTTTGTCGCATTCCGCCAGACAACTGCTTCGGATACTTATACTCGTTTCCGCTCAAACCTACGACATCCATCATTATTTTTGCTTTGCTAACATCCTCGGTCGTTACTTTTCCTTTTACTTTTTTAGCAATAAGGATATTGTCCAGACATTTCAGCCAATCAAACGACGTGTAATTTTGATGCATCATGTAAACGTTATTTTTACTTGCTTTAGTAACATATTCTCCGTTTACTAATACGTCTCCACTTAAAGGTTTTGCTAATCCTGCGATTGTTCTTAAAAGAGTGGTTTTCCCACATCCAGACTCCCCTAGAATTCCGTAGATTTTATTATCAAACCTGTAATTAAAATTTTGCAGCAATGGTTTGTCTCTGCTGTATCCGGTATATAAACTCTTTAGTTCAATCATCAATATATCTCCATTTAAAAATATGCCTCACTAACCATTTTGCAGAAAAATCAAAGATAATGCTGATAATCACAATTACAATAATTGCCATAAACACTAAATCCGTTCTTCCTCTCGACGAAGACTGCTGTATTGTATAACCGATTCCATATTTGGCGTTGATACTTTCTGCAACCGATATGTATGTAAATCCAATACCGTACATCATGATAAAACTATTCATGACACCGGGAAGAATCGCCGGAATCTGTATTCTCCAAATTGTTTGAATCTTACTCATTCCAATCGTTAGCCCAGTATCAATCAAATCCGGATTGATTTCTTCTAAGCAGAGTACAACAGACGGCATCATATATACAAAAGTTGCAATAAATAGGAATACAACCTTCATAATTTCTCCAATTCCGAACCACATAATTAAAAGCGGATAGAACGCTGTGACCGGAATATATCTCATAATTCCAATAATGGGGTTTAAAATGTCTTTTGCGATTTTTGAATTGTAGACTAGAAGTGCCGTTGGAAATGCGATTCCTCCAGAAACGAATGTGGCGATCGTAATTCTTAGAAATGAGTATCTTATTGCTTTTACGAGTTGTCCTGTCTTAATCATAGAAATTAGATCGACAAACACAGTTTTCGGCGCTGGAACGAACAAAGGATTTACATGTTTCGCTGCAATGGTCCAAATCGCCAGAATAGAAACCAGCAATACAACTCTTTTTATAAAAGTTTTCGTTTCTCATCCTCCTGTGATTCAAACTCAAGTTCATGGCGCTTTTTCCACTCGTCCAGTTCCATATGGCATACCCACTTTGTAAAATATCCAGAGGTTACAGTTTTCCAGACGCCAGATACTAAGAGAACTTGTCCGTAATAGAACCCGTCGGGCTTATACTGTTTAATTCTCGCTCTCATTAGCTTTCTCCTCTTTAGGTGCTATAGAACACATTTTTTCACACGCTTCAATCACATCGTTTGAACTCAATCTTCTGCGCACACCGTTTTTCTTCCATTCGAAATAAGTTTCACCATCATCGAAACCTACAACCATGCCAGATCTTTTGTTCGGGATTTCACTCGCAATTTCTTCGCACATTTTCATGATGGCTTCCGGCGTGTATGTATTATGTAATTCGTCTGGATGTACTGCAAATAAATGTTTTCGCAAGATTCTTAAAAAGTCGTTTACCTCACTCAATCATCTTCATCTCCTTTCTCTATGTCGTTTGGAAAAGTCAAGCAGAACATACCTGCTAAAAGCGAAAGCGGACACAAAAGAAAGATCTTCACAGCATCGTTAAATATCATCGAAATGGTCAATGTTTCGTTCCTGAACGCAAAAACAACGTTTAAAATTGGTTTCAGAAACGTAGCATATGCACCAACAAAAACGATCAGTACAATCGCCGCAACATTCAATAAGAACCATGTGAACACGCCAATATATTCTTTTGCAACCGCTTTAAACTCTTCTACTTTATCCCTCATTTACTTATTCTCCTAACGCAATCTTCCTGTATTCTTCCGGCGTCAGAACGCCTCGCAGAAAGTCAATCCTGTCGCCAAGGTGTTCGTCCAGCAAATAGAAATATGCCTTCGCCGTATATTCTTTAATCTTCTCGATTCCTTCTGTCGGTGTAATTTCCGATTCGTCCACAGAAGTAATTGCAACGCTGGTATGGAAATGCGCATCATAATATTGCTCAAGCAAATAAAGCAACTGCTCTTTCGAAAGGTTTTCCAAATTCTTTCTTCTATCTTCCGTCATTGTGTAACCTCCACTTTTTTATACTCTATTTTGAATTTTTGTCGTGCAGTTTTTCTTCTGTGGCAATTCGTTCCCATTTATCGAACCAGTACATTAACGCTGGAAATATGAACGCAATCGTTAAGCACAACGCCATAATTATTGCACCGTCCCAATCCAATCCTCCATTGGATTTATTTTCGTGAATTACAACAGGATCAAATAGATTTCCAGCAAACATCCGTCCTTTATTGTTTGAATCAAACACATAATCCAATACAAAATTTAATACTATGTACAATGCTAGAAACAATACGAACAACACCATATCTACACCTCCTCAACCCATCCCGGATAAATCATATTTTTAATCGGCTCTGCACGGCTAATATTGATGGCAGCAACGTGATCCGCATTGTCCTGATAGCCGCATTCAATACACTTGAAATACGCTTGTCCATATTTTCCTTTAGGACGATTCTTAGAATCTTTCTTTCCGCAAAAAGGACAGGTTTGTGAAGTGTAGCGTCGATTTACTTTCATTACGGTGATTCCCACTTCATTTGCTTTCTGAATAATTTTTTGCTGTAGACTAAAGTAATCCCAGTCGCCCAAATTCTTCTCATCTTTTTCCTGTCTTGTAATCCCTGTAAGATCTTCCATTTTAATTACGCCGACTCTATACTTGATGGCATCATCCACAATAAACCTTGACCAATTTTCGTTATCCGTATCGTTTCTATTCCGTGTTTTATGCGTATCTCCATTACAATCACTGTCGTACTTGCATTTTCTTCCGTGTCCATTTCTGGAGTTGAACTTCACATCTCTCTGCCTATCTGACCTTCGCTTCCTATCAGCGCAGGCTTGCTTGTAATGCTTGCTACTTCCATATTTCAGCTTTTGACGAATATCATCGCTAATAGTCGCATAAGCCGGAACTGCCCATCCAAGATCAATTCCCATGATTCTGTCCGGATCTAATGTTTTTAAAATCGCATCATCCTTATCATATGAATAAGTAAGCTGAAAATAATATTCCATTCGTCGTTTTCTTTTGTTCCATTCAGACTTCATTGATGAGTCTCCGATTTTGTAACCAGAGTTCTTATCCATCAATTTTTCCATCACTTCTTCTAAATCGCCACGTTTTCTCGTTCTAAAACGAAATTTAAGTCTATTAGAATTGATATCGATCGGTATTATTTCTGTCACCCATTTTCCAGATTCGTCCATGTATTTCTTCGTGCCATGAATGTTACCTTTGGCATTTTTATTCAATAGCGGAAATTCCAAAGAATAATACCCTTTTTCCTTATTAACACATTCTATGTTGGGACCAATCGCCCTAATGTAAATAGGGTGTTTTTTAGTAAAAGACATGGGCGGATTTCCATCGCCTTTTTTTATTTTCTTTTCCCAACTATTTTCTCCGCAAAAATAATTTTTATAAACTCTCTCACTTATCATACCTGCGGCACCGGAATACTGATATTTACAATGTTCTCTCGCAACAGAATATAAAACCTTTCTTATCTTATCTGTTTTGTATTCCGATTCCAGCCAGTTCTTATCTTTTCCCAAAGAATAATAAGCGTTGCAAATGCGAACATTTTGATTGCTCGCTTTGATAGTTTCATCTTGTAAAACTTTAAAAATTTCATCAAACACTTTCCAGTCCATTGTTGGATAATCAATGCAATCCAATTTGATCGATTTTGTTTTCGTTGATCTATTATTTGACATTTTTGTTCTCATTTCTTTTTTTATTTTTTTACACAGCACGGAAATTTTGCTGTATCAGATCTTTCAGTTCACTCACGCGTGCAAGTTGCATCCGGATATGTTCCACCGGAAAGCCGTGATTGCCGTCTTTCAGTTCACTCACGCGTGCAAGTTGCATCTAAGGTGGTTTGACGATGCAAAGTTGCTCAGAGTCTTTCAGTTCACTCACGCGTGCAAGTTGCATCGGAAGAACTTGACCGTTTAAAGGAAACCAATACTCTTTCAGTTCACTCACGCGTGCAAGTTGCATCACGGGATTGAAGAGTATACCGGGACGGCAGAGCACTTTCAGTTCACTCACGCGTGCAAGTTGCATCAGTAAAAATCCACAAAAAATGCTCCTCGTATGCGTGCGAATTACTCACCCTACTGACCCGGTGAGATGGGTTTTACAAAAGTAAACCCTACGCTACAGGTTTTACAAATGTAAATCCTTCGACGAGTGTTGCGCCTACCAAACTTAATTGGCTTTACGGCGTACTTCTCGACTAGGCGGAGCGTGCGAATCTCTCAGGAAAACTATGTATACTTCCGGTTCGCACCTGCGGTTAGTTCCCGCTAAAGGCCGCTCTAATATGTAATATGGATAAACCGGCTTGAACAAGCCTAAAAGATTTGCTAAAATGAATCTTGAGTGTAGTTTATCCTATATTCTATTCTCACGAGGACAGGTTGGTCGGTCGCCAAACTTTTCAACCTGTCCCATTTTTAATATACTATATATAGTGGTTCATGTTATCAATATACACTATATATAGTGTTTTCAACCTAATGAAATTGTGTTTTCGTTGGATCAGTCCACAAACCGTTTCAATCCACTCCAAAAACAGGGAATCGCGCTTCTCTTGAACCGATACTTCCTCACTCTCTCGTCGATTTTGTTTTTGATTTCAAGATCGTCGATCTTTCCGGTTCTGATGTATTTATCCATAACCGCATATTTAAAGCCAAGAGCATCTTCGTCTGTATTGCCACATAACCCGTCTGCCGGAACTTTTTCAACAAGATCATCCGGCAATCCAAGGGCGTGCCCAATTGCCTTAACCTCTTCTACAGTCAGATCTGCCAGCGGAGAAAAATCTCCAACCGCATCTCCCCATCGTGTTTCCCATGACAGAAGCGTTTCTGACAGGTTGCAGGTATTGGCAACTCGTCCGTTGACCGACTGTGAAACCGCATATAGTGTAGCCATTCGGATACGCGCCGGAAGGTTTGTCCTAGTCTGAGCAGACAGTGGATTACTCAAAACGCCCTGAACGTTGCATTCTACTGCGTTGACCGCTGCTCCGATCGGAACCACAACCCGCTCGATTCCGAGGAAATCGCAAAGCTTGTAGCTATCCGCAATGTCATGCTGTTCGCCATGTGGCATCAAAACGCCCAGAACTCTTTCCTTTCCGAGTGCCGCCACACAAAGAGCTGCAACGACGCTAGAATCTTTGCCTCCGGATACTCCAACAACAGCTTTGCAATCGTTGCCGTTTTCCTGGAACCAAATTGCAATCCAAGTAACGATTTTATCTTTTATTTCAATCGCGTTAAAACTGTTCATCTTTAATCTCCTTTCTCACTCTCATGTTGATATCGCCAGTTTTAAACCTATCCATCATCCTTTGTCGCACCTCCACAACTCTACTTCGCAGTTTGGAAACACATACTCGATGATTTTGTAAACCTCGTCCCAATCAGCTCCACCTCTGGCACATCCGATTTTATACGGCATTGCGATTTTACCTTTGGCGAAGGAATACTGTGCGATCCATGCTACCGCTCCAAAACATTCCAACAAAGCATTTATATCTGTATACCGCTTTCCATCATAACCATACTTATTTTGCGCAAATAAATTGCAGATCAATTGCTTTTCCTGCGGGATGGCTCTGAATGGATATCCAACAAGGCTAGGATCTACCGGAACGACCTGAACTTTTCCAAGCATTTTCGGTGAAGCCGCTTTCTTATACTCTTCATAGACATGCGGAAACTTTTCTCTTACCTGTAATGCAACACCAGATCTCATCTTACCCATGCAATTTACCTGATGGCAGATGAATTTTGCATCCGTATCAAACAAATCTCCGTCGATAATTTTAATCATCCATTCAGCCTCTTTCTGATCTCCACGAAGCTATCTTCTCTTACTAATACTCCATCTTTAAATACAGTTGTAAGCAAACTTCCGTCCGGAATGCTTTCAGAAGTATAACCATCATGGCAAACAAAATTTCCATCTTTTTTTGCGACATAGCACAATCCTTTATGAGACTTCTTCAGATTGTTCCGGTCTGTTTTCGGATTTTTCTGAATGGTATATTCTTTGCCATTTACAACACAATCTGTGCTCTTCATGGCGAACCCAAACGTGTCTCTTGTTAAACAAACCATTCCGTCTTCCGGCGTGCACATTGCGGTGAATGAAAATGCTCCAACTCCAAACAAGATAGTGTTTGCTGCAAATCCGAGCTGTTCCAACTGTGTCCAGATCTGTTTAATTTTCTCGTACTGGCAGCCATCCCCATAAATAATTCCGACTTTAGGATTAAGCTCCTTGTATCCTTTGGAATTTACGCTGCCACCAAAAATCTCATATAGCTTCTGAACAGTTTTTACGGAAATTTCTACGATATCTCCACTATCAGGACGAACGAGGAACTTGCCGTTATGGTTCATAATTTCGTTCTTCAGCTTTGGAAGCGTCTCTTCTACGAGTTTCCAATAATCAAATGAATCGGAAACGTAGCTGAATGATGTATTTTTATACACAGTGGTCAGCAACCTTCTCAGAAGATTTTCTTCTGTTTCGCACACTGCTAAATTACTGCAAACCGTTGCATGTTCCAGACTAACTGCGCCAATACCAATATGATTTTTCGCACAATCTGCGCCATACATCTTGTCAATATACTGCATTGCCGGAATTGTAGAGGTTTTGTCAAAAGATAACAGCCATGAGCTGCTTGCTCGAATTCCGTTATCTACACCAAGACCTCTAAATCCGAAGTCTGCCATTGCCATCGCAGGATTAGCACCATCAGTTGTCTTTTCGTAAAACTCATTTGCTAGTTTTCTATACTCGTGTGCCATTGTTGCCCAGTTACACATTCCAAAGGTTTCTGACTGGACGATGCACTCTATCCACTGCACAGTCCATGCAAAATCCGGATGCGTGTTTGTCATCTCAATACATGGAACACCCATAGAAACCTGCGATCCTTCCGGCAGCGCTTTCATTTCAATCGGTAGATATCCTAAATCGTAAAGTTTCTCAATGCGGCTCAAATCGTAACTCTGAGCGCCGATCTGCGTATCGAGATATTTCTTATACTCTGCCACAACTTCTTCTTTTGGACGCTTGAAAAACGTGTCATTCACCAGATCAATCAGGAACTCTTTGATAAATCCCTGCATCCCAAAGAAAACCACTTTATCAATGTTCTTGAACATAGATTTTCTCGGCGTAATATAGGATGTCAGCTTTGTAAGTCCTTCTGGCATAGCGTCAGGATTTGTATTTTTGTAGGTATCAGCCATCAGCATAAAAGAAATATTATTCACCTAAAACCTCCATGACTGTGATCTTTTCATGCTCACCTGTGAACAGGCTATTTGTGGTGAATAATCTTTCTACTGTATTATTCTCCAATGCCTTAATCAAAGTTCCCTTTTCTTTATCCAGTACAGAATTTTCAGTATGCGTTGCATAAGCATAAATTTTGTACGGATTATATTTTTTCAACTCTTCTGCGCTGTAGAAAAGACTTCCGCCATAAGAGACAATGTCATCGATCATCAAGATCGTTTTTCCACTAAGATCGATCCCGTTGGTTCTAACATCCAGACCAAGAATTTTCCCAGTCTTCCAGTCTCTTTTCTTTTCCCCATAGCAATAAGAAATATCAGGAAATAATTCAGAATAACGTTTAGCGGCGCTGGAATCCGGAAAATACAATACGACATTACTTGTTACTTCCATACTGCGAAAAACGTCTCTAATATACTTCTCTGGCGTTAAAACTACGCATCTATTAAGAAGAGCGACAGAAACATCGCTATGCGGATCTAAAACGTATACATTCGAAAATCCTAGCGAGTTGATAAAATCGCAAAAATATTTCAAAGTAAAAACTTCATCCGTATTTTTCGTTCTATCCATTCTTGCGTTTGGAACATAAGGAAGAAACAATTCGATATCCGTGGCAGAAGGAAAATGTTTCTCTAAATGCCTTTTAATTAACATCAGATAAAACATTTCGCTGTCGTTCTCATACTTCCAGTCGATTCTAATCCAATTAAATAAACATGTATCAAATTCATCTACATCAAGATTAATTCTCGGCGTTCCGTCCGGGAATTTATTGATTTCTACAATTTTTCCATCAACTTTAATCATGACTTTATTCTCCAATCACTTCAATCTGACAACTCTTCATGACTTCCATAGCCGCTTTATGCTTTTCTCTCGTAACTCCAGCACAACAGCTCGCATCTACAGTGATATTCGCGTCCGGATAAAATGCTTTAATAATAAGTGCATTAGAAATCACACAAACATCACTATCCAAACCGATAAGCTCAATATCTTCGCCCAACTCTTTCACAGCCCATCCAGGCCAACCAAAAGTATCTTTGTCAATATACTCGCATTCTGGAATTGCTAATCCGTCTACGATATTCCAACCGTTTGTACCATAAATGCAGTGCTTTACGGGCAATTTCTTTCCTTCTGGAGTGCCCAGATAATCTTCGTAATGTGTATCACGCGTAAAAATAATTCTATCTCCGCGATCCCTATACTCTTCAATTTTCTTTCGAACATTTGGAACGATTGCCTTTGCGTCTTCCGAACCAAGAGATCCGCTTACAAAATCATTCTGCATGTCCACAACAATCAGTGTTTTAATCATTTTCTTCTCCTTAATCAGATTTTTATACTGGCTGGATAACACCAGCCAGCTTTTGTTATTCAAGTTCCGCCAGTGCCTTTTCCAGATCCTCATCAGACATATTTTCAAGTGCGGCGTCCTGTCGCTTCGCTTTAATCTCAAGGAGTCGCTGTCTCAGATCTGCATTCTTCTTCGCATCCTCTCGTGCTTTCTTTTCGGCTAATTTTACTCCAACAATATATTTGACAATTTCGATCTTATTGACGACCTCCTCGTCTTCCTTAGACTTCGTGTTTAAAAGACTCTCTTCTTCCGATTTTTTTGCCTCTGCATTAAGCGACTTAAATACAGAATCAAGATTCGTAAGAGATAAATCCCAAAGATCGATTACATTGATCATTCCTCTATACGGAAACTGATAATTGTTGCGTGTTGCCACCTCAAATAAATTAATGTCTTTCATGTTAATATTCTCCTTTCTCAATTAGAATTTAATCTTCATTACGCGTTCTGTCGCGCCTTTTACCTTTACAACTAAATCTGCTCTTTTCGTCATAGAAAATCCGATTCCAGAAAGCTGATCATCTGTATTTTCTACATGACACTTAGCGCCCAAAGCTTCAAATACTCTCTTATGCTTTTCAAGGTCATTTTTTAAAAATTCATTGTAATATCCATTAGGCTCTTCTGAATTTTTGCAGCCTTTTAAGAAAAAGAATAAATGTTTATGCCCAATTCCATTCTGATCGTCAAAATAATTAGGGCTATAACTAATTACCGACACAGGAGTGAACTGATTTGTATCCACATTCCAAATCTTGCGGCTAGAAATAGACGAAATCCCTGATAACTTTTCTTTAATTGAAAAGACACCGTCTTTAGAAAGCGTAACCTCTGCCACCTGAACATCTCCATTTTGTCTTACTGGTTTATTGTATTCGCACGCAAAAATTTCTCCGTCAAATTCAACCTCCGCTTTAAAACCCTTGCTTCCTCTATTCGAGAACTGATTTACAAAAAACCTGTAAACACCGGGCTTCATGCGAGACATGTCAACCCATGTGATATTTTCAACGGAAGGTCTTCCCGGCATCTGATCTGAAGGATGCGTAATGTCAACATCCAGCTGTCCGCTACATTCTGAGAAATTAGGCTTTCTGCAATGTCCGTAATAAATCTCATTTCCATCCGGCTCAATACAATGCGCATCAAGGTCGCTATTGTCATTTTGTTCTTCGTTCCACATAATCGAAAATCTGAGCACACCATCAACGTTTCCGCCTGCCGCTTTTACATTCTGTCTCATGTCGGAATCAGTGATATTTCCTGCATAAGCCCACGATAACCCATTGTTCCACTTGAACATTGTCTTGGCATCTGGATTAACTGGTGCGATCATAGAAACAAAGTTCTTCTCATGTTTATTCTCCACAAAGGCCTCAATTTCTTTTGCAGCCGGAAGCACCTTATCAATAAAATCCTGCGCCGAAATTTCTTCAACTTTAGAAAATTTCTTAGGGTTTACTACAGCATCCCTTTCCATCTGTCCAAAAATATCATCAGCACCAATCATTCGCTTTGCAGCACTCTTGTTTGAAAACAACACATTATTAACGGTAATATCGTTCAGATTGGCAAATCTTCTCTGCAACGAATCCATATACCCAAGCTCTGTAATTGTTTTCTTCGCGTCCTCAAGCATCCTTTTTGTAAAAATCGCTTTGGGTCGCTTATAATTCGCAGGAGCTACAATCTGTTCATATTTTTTTACAGCCGTGTCTAAATCCATGCCTTCGCTCACGTTAGTCAAAAGCGTTCCAATAGAATGATTTCTGATTCTTCCAATAGCCATGCCTGCCGATACTGATTTTTCCCAAGCGTACAAATCCCTTTCGAAATCGGACATAAGCTTATCATACTCGTTTTTATACTCCTTGAATTGTGTGAGTACACCCTTCCATTCTTCGCCTTTATACAGCGTGTTGGTACTAATAAGCTCAAGAATTGTATCAAGCGCATCCATCGAAATTTCATCAAGAGAACGTTTGAATACATTCTTTGTATCTCTGAATTCGCCCTTGATTTCCTCGTTGGATCGATCGGTCTTGTTTACGAATTTATCTGGGAGTTTTAAAAAGAAATGATCCCACCGATAAGCCTTTCCGTTAATTTCCTCAAAATTATAATCTGTCCCAATCTTCGGAATTTTAGTTGTATAAATATCTTTTACTGCATGCGCTTTTACAAAAGAATCAAGAGCATCGCACACCGGCTGATAGATAGTGTTTTTAACATCTAATTCCCATATTGTATGCATTTGATTGTTTTTAATTACAACAGCAGCTCCAATATTTTTAATAAACTGTCGGCAACAACTACAATCGTGTTCTCTACGCTCTCTGAAAATCTTATTGGTTCCAGCAGAAAAGCTATCAAGATATGTGTTCCACAATTCATCTTTGTCAACATCTACTTCAAATAAACGATTAGATTCTTTTTGCATTTCATTAAAATGCTCATACAGCTTCTTCTTTAAAAACATGAATTCGTCCATCATTTTCTCCTTCCAATATTTGATATATTTTCATGTCCATTTTATTTACGAATTTTTTGCAGTTTCCATGTAAAGCATGTTGCCGCCAAGAAGAATAACTTTCGTCAAAATCTTCTCTCTTCATCTTATTCTCCACAACAAGCTTCGCCATTTTTACATAACGTCTTTTAGCAGCACGCTTATTTTCATTTCGCAATTTTCGGATAACCTTTCCGTCTTTTGTTACATAAGTATGAAATCCGCAAAAATCAATACCGTTTTTTAATGGAATAATCTGTGTCTTGCCATTTAATTCTAAATTGAGTGTATCTATAAAATCATACAGACAATTTAAACATTGTTTCGCATATTGCTTACTTTCAACAATTAGATAAAAGTCGTCCATATACCTTCCGTAGTATTTGACGCCCAATTCTCCTGTTACAAAACGATCCAAACCTGACAAGTACAACAGGGCAAACACTTGGCTGATCTGATTTCCTAACGGCAAACCAACTTCTTCATTTGTGCTATCAATAAATTTCTCGCATAGCCAGTACAAGTCGTTGTCCTCTATAAAAAATCGAACAATGTCTTTTAAGATTGCATGATTAATACTGTAAAAATACTTTCTAATATCACCCTTTACAATCCAGCAATTGTAACCGTATTTGTAATATGCCAATTGCATCTGAGCGCTCAAACAATCCAATCCATAAAGCGTCCCTTTGTTCTTTTGCCCTGCATAATTCGTTTGTATAAATTCAGACTTCAACTTCGGCAGCAATACATTGTCACACATACTGTGCTGCACAGTTTTGTCTTTGAAAGAGCAGGATTTTATTATCCGCTCTTTCGGTTCGTAAATTTTAAATTGATTGTATGGCGAAATTTGATAAGATTTGGTTTCCAACCTGTTCTTCAATTGGTATATTCCGTCCAATGCGGTTATTTGAAACCTCAAACTACTCTTGTTCGAAGAATTATTACTTCGAACTTTACGATATGCTTTGTACAAATTTCCAAAATCGCATACTGTTTCAAAATTAGTATTATTTTCGATCGTGATATTTTACTCCTTTGTATTTATCCTTCCTATTTTCAGGAAGGAAAGGATGCCTGTTCTTTTGATTGCAGGACTCTAATTTCGGTGTTTCTCCTACTCTATTTCGTCTTCTGTACCAGAACGGACGCACGCCAAAATCATTGCTACACCAGTTGTAGTTGACGTTGCCATCGTCATTGACATACTGAACATTGTTAGCGCTATAGCCTTTTTGCCAACAGGCAACCTAAAACGATCTCACCTTTTCTCATCACCTTTACGCCATGCAATCGCCATATACTTTACATCGTTGATCTCTTTCTGCCATTTTTCGACAACGCCGATTCCGATAAGCTCTAAGCTTAGAGATATTTCAACGTAGCAGGACAATTTATCACACGATGTAATTGCCTTCGTTTGCAACATAAAGCGCTCCGTTTTATTGGCATCCAATTTCAATCTGTTTGCATCAATTAGCTGTTCATATATATCAATCGCAGTATTTTGAATGCGTTTGATAATCTGAATATATTTAACCGGATACCTTTTCCTGTTCGATGTGATTCGAATCGAATCTTCCATCAGTTTTATCGCTTTAAAAATCACGCCAAGCTCTTCTGTTGCCATTTCTTATTTTCTCCTTAGTGCAAACATTGCAAGATTTAAAGATTTAAGATCTCAAGATGAAAAACGGACGCACGCCAAAACCATAGCTACACCAGCTGAAGCCGACGCTGCCAACGTCACTGACACACCGAACACCGCCAGCGCTACAGCCCGAAGGAGTGGAATCTGGAGTTGCCAACACGTAGTATGTGTCCAGTTTACTAATTCTCTTGCGAAATCTTCTGTACAGATCGATATTTGGAATCGCTAAAAGATCTCCTTTGACTACTTCATAATCATCCAGTCCATCCAGCGATGTCAGATCCAACTCGATCGGAACAAGTTTGTCCCCAAACTGCTCCTGAAGTCGTTTTACTAAATCGCTTTCTGTTAGATCCTTTCTGACCGCAGATGTCGCATAATTGTTTGTTTTTCCAAATTCGGAAACTTTTTTATAAATACCGTCCATGAAGTAGTATGTGAGTCCCCCGTCTTTCACAGGATTCCAAGCATAGCCTGCAATAACTTCAACTTTGTCCTTCATATACTCTTTCACGGCATCTCTAAATTCCTGCTCGTATCTGCCACGATCCTCATCGAACCATTCCGGCGTCATATCCTGATCTACATTGAATCTCCACTTTTCAATCGGAGTAGCTTTGTTGCCATCCTTCGGCAACAACTCAGCCCTGACAAATCTTGTCATTGCTCCCATCGTGTTGTCCTCAACGCCCAGTTTTTCAAGCAAATCTGAATGACTTTCATTACCATCTGGCGCTAAAACAACTCTGCCTTTAAAAATAATTCCAGACTTAAATCTACACATGCCTTTATCTCCTTCTTTTGTCTTATTTGAACCGTTTATTCTTTTGTTTTCTTGTCTCAAGAATGAATTCTTTGTACTCGGAATAACTTTTGAATTGCATATATTTTCCAGAAGTTACATCCAGGCATTCCGAACCATCTACCAACTCGTATTCGTTCGAAGAAATGACGATATATAACTCGATTCCCATCTGTTTTGCATCGTTCAAAACCAGCTGAAACAGATCTTTCATTTCAATCACATTGTCAATAGAAAATCCAGAATCCATAGCGTCCAGAAGAATCCATCTTTCATTCAGCATTTCTTCTTCCTCTTCCGATTCGTCTCCCCAAATAGATCTTGCAATTGCCTGCCGTATTTTAGCTGACGGATCTCCGATGTCTCCACACCTCAGAAAATTTCCCCATTTAAAAGCAATTTCTCCAAGATTAAAAGAAATGTTTTCGCCTTCAGAAGAAGTAATCCGTGTTGCTGCCAATCCAACATCGCCATTGAACAGATTCATTTCAATAGAACCCTTTCCGTCGGTCTGGTTATCATAAGTAAATGTGGGGATTTTTTCCTTCTTTAACACATCTTTAATATTATGCAGCATCGTGCTTTTACCAGCTCCATTGCAACCAACTAACACCGTCAAGCCCGGCTTAAATTCAACTGTTTCAGCACTGCATGTATCAAAACCTTCGTCATATGGATCTCTCCAAATTTTGATTTCTCTACTCATATTTTCTCCATTCAACAAAGCACCACGACGGTCTTGTTTTCGCCATTCAGCTCAATTTCTCTCTCAACGAGTCTTTTAATTTCCCAATAATAATCATCCATAACCGTCATATCTCTTGGATGCGACTCTAACAGTTCAATCAGTTCTCCAACTGTCATTTGCTTGCACCCATAATCACATTTTTCATAAGCATGGCAATTGTCATTGGTCCAACACCGCCAGGAACCGGCGTAATATATCCAGCTACATCCTTTACACTTTCAAAATCAACATCGCCACACAAATGATTATTCTCGTCTCGATTGATACCAACATCGATCACAACAGCGCCTGGTTTCACATAGTCAGCAGTAATCATTTTTTCTTTGCCGACCGCAACGACGAGAATATCTGCACGCTTTGCCACTTCTTTTAAATTCGCCGTATGGGAATGTGCGATTGTAACGGTTCCATTTTCTGCAAGCAGCAGCTGTGCAATTGGCTTGCCGACAATATTGCTTCTGCCGATCACGACGCATTCCTTTCCGTCTATCTGGATACCAGACCGTTTTAGAAGTTCGATGATACCCGCAGGTGTTGCAGGACGAAAACATTTTTCTCCAACTGCAAGTTTCCCAATATTTTCTAGATGAAACCCATCCACATCCTTATGCTTATCAATCGCATTTAAAATGATCTTCTGATCCACACTTTTCGGCAACGGAAGCTGAACTAAAATACCATCCACATTCGCATTTTGATTAAGCTTTTCGATTAAGCGAACAAGTTCATCTGTTTCGATGGCGGAATATTTATAGCAAATACTTGTAATTCCAAGATCTCCACAAGCCTTAATCTTGTTTCTCACATAAACGTCGGATGCAGGATTGTTTCCAACCTGAATTACCGCAAGCGTTTTTCGCATCTGAATCCAATGTTTTTTTATATACTCTTTCAACTCGTTTTTAATCTGATTTGAAATTGCCTTTCCGTCAATAATTGTCGCCATTTTCCATTTTACCTCCTTACGCTACGTTGATTGCTTCGGTATATCTGTCGAAATCCCTCTTCATATAAAGGAAATTTGTTCTTGGATTCGGACTAAAATTGCCAACATTATAACCAGAAATCCACTTTTCGAATTCAATATCCTTATCTTCTTTGAATGAGTAAGCTACAAGCGCCAAAAGGACGCTTTTGCCAGCTTTATACAGTGGGCTGTTATCTGCAACCGTTTCGCTTAAAACGCTATCGTATAACTCTAAATCATCAGATTCCGTCTCTTCGCTTACGTTGTCTTTTACAAACTGAAGCTCTGCATTTTCAGATTCTGCCGTTTGAGATTCATCTGCATCTTCAACGGTGTTTTCAACAGTTTCTTCCACCACTTCTTTTACGCATTCTTCCATCTTTTCTACGGGTTCTTCTGCGATGTTTTCGACAACATCCTCGGTTTTAGGATCGGATTTAATCCCAAAATACTCTTTCATCAGCCTTTCGATGATATCCAGTTTTGCCAAAACAACCTTTTTATCTTTTGTGCTTCTTGCGCTATCATATGTATCAAACGACTCGTTTTCGTACTCATCAAATGTGGTACTATGTAGATTGTCTTTGAACTCGATTAAAAAGTCATTGAATCTCTCGTCCGGAAGATTCCATTTTGTAAACCTATCAAACGCCGTGAACCAAACAAAACTGTTTTTAATATTGAAGAGTTTTCCGGTTGTATCGGCATCGATAACAGTTGTTAAACGATCCAGTTCTTGCTTAAAAGTGTCAAACTCCTCTTCTGTTGCATTTTCGTTTAAGAACTCGCCAATTCCACTCTTCCTCCAATTGTCAAGATGGAAAATAGCCATAATGGTATCTGATACGATTCTGCTAATGGAATCTTTTTTTACGTCGATTTCTTTATAACTTCCGCATGATTTGAAAAACGGATGATTTTTTGAGATGTCCTTTATATAACAAGCAATCTTATCCATAGCAAGGACACCCTTCTGATTCGCATTCATATTTTCTTGCTGATTGTATCTCTCCATGTGATAAGCAACATCCTCATTGGTGCAATTCAGCTGTTTCACAACATCAATAGGATACGAGTCAAACGCATCTTTCAACTCATCCGGCAAGTCTGAGTAATATTTGCCTCGCAAATCATACTCAATCACTTCTCGCTCTCCATTCTCTCCGATTCTCTGATAGTATACATACGGCATCTTTTGTTTTTTGCTAATAGGAAATGCGTTATTGGAATATTTTTCAAGAGTGGTCAATCTCTGCAATCCGTCGATCAACCAAATTATCCACAAATTTCCGATAAGCTGTTCGCAAAGTTTAATCGAATCGACGTCTTCGCCTTTTATAACGGATGCTACTAACCCTCCTTGCCTCTGCATACTCCATTGATCCGGCTCTCTCTGCAAAGGATTATCCTTGTTAATCTGCTTCCTTTTGAACATATTCAATAAGGTCTTTAACATATAAGTATCTTTTTTGCATTTGTCTCTTCCAATTACTTCCATTTTCACATCTTCCTTTCTTACGAGTCAAAATCATAAAATGGGGAATAAAATCGACATGTTTCTATACGCCTTCATTGCGCTTAAACAGTCCAGATATTCCGCTTTTGTCATATGTAAAGTGGATATTATATCGTTTTGACGATACCCATCCATGATCAACTCAGCAACTGCCCTCTGCTTTGAAGATAGATTATCTAGATATGCCTTTATTTCTTTTGGCATCACCTTATCTTCCACGATATCATCTTCAAATCCCTTATCAAAAAAGACTTTTTCGACCAAAGCTACTTGAGTCTCTGACATCGGCGCATCCAAAGAGAAGTCGTATTTTCTAATTGGCTTTTTGTTCTCTTCGTCCTTGACACGCAACCTTTTTCCGTCCTTAAACTCTGTTTCGAAGTTGCATTTTTCATAGGTATGACCGTCTCTATACCAGTCGATAACAGCTCTGGCAAAAATGCGGCGGAAATATGTATTTAGTTTTGCTCCACGTTCCTGGTCGTAATCCTCTACACACTGCATCAGAATTTCCATCGCCAATCCGTATGCTTCATCCCGATCAATATCGTAGAATCTCTTCAAAATTGGGTCCACAATCGACCGTAAAACTTGTAGATCGTTTGCACAGAACCGGTTTATCACGTCCACCTGTGCGCTGTCGAAGTTCCATGCTTCGATTCGTTTGCTTTTCATAAACGCCACCTCTTCTAATACCGACGGAATACGCCGAAAATGCTTAATATCTTCACATGTTTACTTTCTCTATTGCAGAAATTACATTTTTTGTAAACTTCCGTTCCATTTGGAGAATAAGAAATAGTTTTGGACATTTTTCGCCCACATCTTTTGCAATACATTTCACACCACTCCTTCCAGAATTTCATTCGCTCGCCTGAAATAATCCGTTCTACCACGATATTCTGCTGTGACTTCTCGTTCCATATTTGTCTTTAGTTCTGGCAGTGGCTGTCGCTTCGTAATTCCATCCTGCATAACATGTATAAAACGAAGTGCTTCTTTGATATCCGATCTCTTAGACCGGACATCGATCATGAGATATGTAAGTTTTGCCGCTTTGCTCGCAGATGGATTTTTACCGTTCTTCCGAACATATTCCTGCATGGCATGTTCAACATCAGACAGTGCGCTGTCGTACTTGCTCAACCCAACCTTTAGTTTTGCTTCATATGAACTCAGGACATCCAACGTCCAACCGGAAGTTTTGAGAATCGCAGATGTTTCTGCGTTGATCTCCTCTAATATGGAAAAATTAAACTCCACATCGTTGTCGCCAATAAAGGCATCTGCATTTCCTCTGTAATTGGAACGTTCCTTTTCTTCGCCGGTCGAAGTGTTCACCATCATCAAATTCCGAATCCAAGAATATTTCTTACCGCTTTTCTGCTGCAAAAATTTTGCCTGTTTGTAAGTAAATTCCTTAGCTTCCTGAGAATTTTCTGTTGGCAGGTACGTTCCGTTCGGCGTTTCCATCACGTAAATCTTTCCATTTGTGAGATGGAACATAAAACATCACTCCCTTCCTTTTTCGTAAATGCTCCTTCTGCGATTTGAACGCAGGACTTACTGCTTATGACGCAGCTGCTCTAACCAACTGAGCTAAAGGAGCAAAAAGAGTAAACTTAATAGAAGTCCAAGAAGTTTTGCACTTAAATATTCTCTATATTTAATTATGAAAAACGCTAATTGGATTTTTGTTACAGAAATTGCTCGTGAATAAATCTTGACTTTTCGATTAAACTATGTAAAAATGAAATCGAACATAATTTCTGTATATCGTCTTGCTGGCGTATCAGATTAAGTTCAGAGAGAAGTCACTCTTCCACATATGAGGTGCCCGCCTCGTGGAATGAGTGGCTTTTCTTGCTTTATCCGATATTTGCATTATAGAACCGAACATTTGTTCTGTCAAGTGTATTTCGAACATTTGTTCGATTTGTTCTATTCCTTTAAGGATGGAGGAAATAGAATCGTGCTCATTTTTCCAACCGGTTTGATATGATAAATATCCTGTTTTTCCGTATAGCACTTCAGCATATCCATAAGCTCGTCTGCTGCTAACGCTATTGTTTCAGCCTGTTTGATAATTTTCTCGGCTTCCGGCTTGCTCTTTTTTACGAAAGAAATCGTCTCGGTTTCGTTTTCAAGATCTCCTATGGCAACCAACACCATCTGATGCTTCCCTTTTCGACTATACTTCAACGCGTCCTCTATAGACATCTCTACATATGTCATATCAGCACCTCCCTAAAAAATTAGCCATATACGCATTGAAGATATTCTTTCTATCCTCTTCGTCTGCGATATGTCCAATGTATTTTTTAATTCTCAGCTTAGAAATCTGTTTAATGGCTTCTGCCAATACCATAGAATCAACCGTTAGACCATTTTCCTCTCCCGCTTTGATAAGAGTATGCGTCGGCTGATTCACTTTTTTTATTTGCGATGTAACAGGCATTACAATGGTCGTTGTTCCGTAATGGTTTCCTAAATTATTCTGAATTATAATAGCTGGTCTTATGCCACACTGAACGGAACTAGATTGCTCGTTTCCAAAATCAACTAAAACCACATCAAACTGATTGTAATCTGCTTTCATCACGCATCCTCCTTTCTTCATTTATTCGGACTTATTTTCTTTCTATATTTTGGATTATATATCCAGTTAAAATTGTTGTCAAGAACAATTTATTGTTTTGTAGAACAATTTGTTGTTTTATGAGACAATTTTGCAAAGTTGTGTTTTTTGGTAAAATATGGTAAAATTTTTATGTAGTTTAAACGAAAGGATGGAAAACATGAAAGTTATTTTAGATCAAACGCTCAAAGACAAAAAAATGACACAAAAAGAATTGTCATCCATTATTCATATGCAGGAATCCAGCCTTTCTAAGTTTATTTGTGGAAAAACTACACAAATTAACTACTCAACTCTTGACAAAATCTGCACTGCATTAGAATGTGAAGTGTCAGATGTTTTAAAAGCAGAACATGTAGATCTATATAATTAGAAATGAAATTCGTCTTTCGTTCCCTACGCGATGCGTCTTTCGTTTCCACTGTTGATCGCAGCCTGATATACCATCAGCGGATCTTCTCCGTTCTGAATGGATTTTATTACTTCCAGAATGATCGCACTGTAATCGTCTGTCTTCATTGAGATAACTGGCATATTTTTGATGATCTTATCTGCGTTTCCGGCAAGAACGTCACGAATGAAATTTCCGTGATCTTCCAGATACCGACGTTTCTGTTCTTCGATCATACCAATGTAAACATATGTTTGTTCTACGGTTGCATGATTGAACAATTTCTGCAAGGACAAAATACAGTTAGGATCGAACAGATGAGTCTTATAAATCCAATAACCAAACGTCTTTCTAAGGCTATGCGAAGATACAGGATATTCAATCTTACAATCTTCCACAGCTTTTTTCAGCTTTTTCCTGTAGTTATCAGTCTGCCATTTTACAGCATCAGTCCATTCCACTTCGTAATATAAGTATTCCCCAAGAGTTGCGTATTCTTTATACTTTTTAAACCCATTTAAAATTCTTTCCTTTCTATCGTCCGATAAATCCTTGTTTGCACACCACTGTTCAAACGTAATATTCTTGTAATCAACAGTTTTTTCGCGCTGCTGCCATTCCCATTTTGACTTATGGTAGAAAATAAAATTGTCCAGATTGTCCGTCGGATGAATATACGGTTTATGCTCCAAATATGTTTCAACTGCTTCGAAAACCATACTGCTGACCGGAATCCTTGTAATTTTCCCAGTTTTCTGCTCTACGATTGTATCGATCTCCCTTTTCTTTTTGCCATTTTCGTAGTACAGATCAGACCATTTCATCTTCACTACGTCTCCGATACGACGTCCGATCAGAATCTCAAGCATCGTAATAAGATATCCGTCCCATTCATCACTATTCCCGAACCACTCAATTACATTTTTGATATCTTCAATATTCCAAAACGGTTCAACTTCCGTTTTTCCTCTCTGCTTTGATGCATAATTTCGCTTCTGCGCCATTGTTCAATCTCCTTCCTGAGATATATTCTCCAATTTTGAGTACAAAAAATAGAAGCATGGCAGCCACGCTTCTAATGTTTGAATCTATGTTTATGTTTATCTTAGGAAACACTGCTTTCTTTGACCTGGAAAGCATAAGACAGGTTCCGTGCATGTACAGCGCGGACTATGTAATTATTACTCCGTTACAGCAGCAGAAATATCATATCCATTCTTCTTTAAAAGCTTTCTGACATAATCAAGACCTTTTCTGGTTGCATACGTAACAGATCTGAACGCGCCATCTCTGCAGCGAGTTTCCTTCACAACGAATTTACCTTCGTTCCGGAATCTCTCATATGGAATATTGGTCATATCATTATTATAGAAGAAAACGCCATGATCTCTGAGAAATTCCATCAGTTTATGATGTCCAATACCGAGTTCTTTTGCGACGGTATTCATCTGCATGTAGTCACTGGTATCCATCAGGTCATCATACACTTCGCGCAGTTCCGAGTTCTCTTCTCTAAGCTTCTTGTTCTGTGTGAGAAGATCGTTTACCATATCTGCCTGAGTTTCCGGCGAAAATGATGGGAAATATTTCTGAACCATTTCCTCTTCTCTACCCGGCTGAATCGCAGCACCAGTCTTGCGGATTGCTTTCAGATACATTTTAATCTCTTTCTTCAATGGTTTTGCAATCTTTTTTCTTGACAACATGCACGCATCGTAAAGCCCGTCTTCTGTAAACACCGTCGTCTTCTGCATTCCGCCAAGGGTACACACTATCTGTGTATCCTTATCTTCGTCGTCCACCTTACGTGCAACAGTATAGCCATCTCTTTCGTCCAGCCATTCTGCAACATCTGTCGCTACAAAATACGGTTCCTCAACAGATCCATACATTTTAATCTTTTTACCAAGGATTTCCGTTTCAGCAACCATTGAATATTCTTGTGCGATGAAATCGCACTTCCGGAAATTTGGGAATCAGATGTCC